CGTTGTAAAGAACATTGAACCAATTTTGAAAGTTTGGGTTTCTGAATACATTAATCATAATTATTTATTCTAAAGGTTTACTAGCAAAGGTCAAGCCTTATTGCCAAATTGTTTCCACATCGTCGTGGATTTGAGAGAAAGAAATGTCTTGCTCTTCCGCAAGTATTCTGTCAAGGTATGGAGCTCGACCTGTTTTGCGGTCGATGTTCGCGGAACGAACTCGTGGATATTCTTGGGATGGGTTATCCCAAACTTTAACGCTGTAGTGGGTTGACCACTTTTTAATTCTTATTTTCTTAATCATATGTAATTACATTAATGTATTTTTTTAAAAATTGCAAGAAAAAAGCGAAAAAAGATTCAACTATTTTATTGCACTATACCCCCAGCCCCGGTGTGACCCTACCCATTAAATGGATTCATTTTTTAATCGAACTGTTCAAGAACAGCCGGGGGTGGGTTTTCTCAATATACAACACAATACATTTAATTATAACATATGTTAAGGTCAAAAAAAATCGGCACCATATAATAAATCATCCAAAACAATACAAAATAATATAATCGGCGCCTATATAAAACACTTAAAAAGTGTACATTATAGAATATAATATATAAACATGCCTCGACGCAAGAAACAAACTGAAATCGTGAATGAAGACGAAATCGAAAGAATTCGCAAATCATTAACAAAAACTAATATAAAACTCAAAAAAATTAGTTTAACTGAAAAACAACGAGAACTATTAAAAATAATCTTTGACAGTAATTCAAAAATAATATTTATTAGTGGTCCCGCGGGAACAAGTAAAACATATGTCGCGATTTACGGAGCTTTACAGCTTTACAACATGAACAATGAGCGCGGAATTACTTATGTTCGAACCATTGCAGAAAGTGGCGAAAAGAGTCTTGGAGCATTACCTGGTGAAATGGCGGAAAAAATCAATCCATACATGATGCCAATGAATGAAAAGCTAGATGAATTATTAATTCCTGGTCAAGCAAGCATAGTAAAAGACAAAGAAATAATAAAAGGCATGCCGATTAACTATTTACGTGGCGCGAGTTGGCGAAATGAAATAGTAATCGCGGATGAATCTCAAAATTTCACATTTAAAGAATTAACTACGTTAATGACGCGATTAGGAGAAGGAAGTAAATTATTAATTTGCGGTGATCCTATGCAAAGCGATATTAATGGTAAAAGTGGATTCGCAGATATGTATTCATTATTTAACGATATCGAAAGTAAAGAGCAAGGTATTCACACTTTCTATTTCGGCGCAGAAGATATTAAACGCAGTGAAATATTAAAATATGTAATAAATAAAATACAAAACAACAAAAAATAAATTATGCCCGATTTTACACCAGATTATGAATTCAGCTTGTCAGAAGTCGTAGACTTCATGAATGACCATAATGGTGTTGATATCGGAGCAAATAATATTAGCTTAAAAAGTTTATTTGCTATCGCTCAAGAAAACGGTATAATTTTACCTAATGGAGATTATACTGCACCTCATAAAATGAGCGAATTTCTTGGAATGAATTATAGCACTGTTCCTCCTGGATCTCCAATTCTTCGACTACTCGATCAAGATGGAAATGAAATCACCTGGACCCAGGATGAAATTATTCTTGATGTTGGTGATGAAGTGCCTCCTTATATTTTTGGAATTGGACCTAATGATATCACTTTAAATTTTGAACCTCCTGCGCCCCCAGAGCCAGTTATATCTAAAGCGCAGATATCGATTAATAATGGTAGTCAGCGATATTTCATGCCTTATGAATATCAAAACGGAGTCGGGCATATGCATTTACCTGTCTTAGTAAAAGCAACATGCTCAACACTTGGATTAAATAATGACTACCTTGGTATGATGTTTATTTTCCAATCTCAGACATTTGGTCACCATTGGTTTAGCTTAGGTTTAGACGGAATGGAGTATCATCCACTTTCTCAGTCATGGAGTGCATATGGAGATGTGTATACATCAGCTGCGGACGGCCGAAGAGAACATACCTGCACTTACATTAGATTGGTCAAATATACAGGTGAGGGTTGGTATAATATCGGGAGAGACAATACAACAGACCATGATACATCAGTTTTAAAACATCCACATTCTGGAGTTTCAATATATACAGATGCATGTACTACAGCGTGGTCTCCGCAAGGACAAAGCATTCCAGATGGTCACTTCACTCAGGAAACACTAGGGGACATTCCAGGGGGTTGGACAAATGGAATATGTGTTGCTAGAAATCTTGGGTTTGACGCTTTATATGGCCCCGCATCACCATACGGTCGTGGGGCAGGTTATCCACGGATTGGCGCTAGTTATGTCGCGAGCGCAAATAGTATTAATTGGAGTGATTTATTTGAAGGAGATTTTCAAATAAATAACTTTATAGAATATGGTTCAGACCCGTCATATAGAGCTGTAGCGTCACTCGGTGACGCACAAAATATAAATTCTGGATGGCTTGATGGTTGTGCTGGCCCGAAAGCTTCTAGCTGGGATTACTGGACTACCGCGGGAATGACCGTTAATCAGCAAGCTTGGAGTTCATCCGGGGGAAATAAAGGTTGGTCGCAAGTACATAAATTTATCGATAACCCACCACAGTAAATCTATTCTTTGTTTTAAATTCGCAAAAATATAAAATTATGGCATATATAGTAAAAGCTCAATACGGTCGATATATTATAAATGATGAGTCTTATTCATCTATCTTTGTAACAACGGGGAATACAATAACTTTCGACGTTTCTCATCCTAGTAACACAGATCATCCATTAAAAATATCCACAACTAAAGACGGAACCCATGGAGTTGATGAAAATGGGAACCAAGGCACAGAACTGGACGACGCTACAGCTATAGTTAATAACGGAGATCCTGGCGATCCTAATGCACAAATTATGTTTACTCCTGCACTGGATGGTATTTTTTACTATTATTGTGAGCATCACGCTAATATGGGCTCAAGCATTACGTCAGTACAAACAAAGTTCACAGATCTTGGAGCTACCGCATACGACGCACAAGATGGTGACATAACAAACAGAATAACAAAAAAAATATACAAAAAAGATGGAAATAATGTATTTCAGTTAGTAGCGTCCATCGATGACCCTCATGGTAATCCATGGGAAGTTTTAGATATTGATATAACTGAGCAAGCATCTTATAAAATAGAATATAATGCAAAAGGTCTTGATAATATTGATGCATCTAATCAACCATTAGAAAGATATATAAATATCATTACATCCGGGTCGGGGTCAGGCTCGAATCCTGTTTCAAATGAATGGGCTGTCAGTAATACTAAATGGGAAGGAACTATAGAAGAGTGGTGCGGTTACAATTTTACTTCTGATACGGAAGTTACACTGCAAATTGCCGGATTTATAGACTTTGGTGTTGGTAGTGGAACGTGGGAGATGAAATTTTACGGTACATATGAAGTCTCAGCAGACGGTATTGTATCCATGTCAAATTGGGACGGACCCCATGATGTAGTGAACGTTGGCGGGACTTTTAACCCTGAAGCGCCACATTTCACTTTTACTTTAAAAATTGCTGATGATACTGGAACTTTATTAAACGAAACCACAGGAGATCAGTGGAATAGCACGCAAGATTTAATTTGGGAAAATACAGCTTTTACGAAGGGTCTTAACATAGAACATTGGAGAGACAGATACATGAATTCATAAATAATGCAACTAAAAATACAATCTTGTCTATCAGAACCTCCGAGTGAAATATCTTGTTTTCGCGATGTTACATTATATGCAAAAACTTATATTTTTGAAGATGTATTACTTGAATGCGAACCTGGTACGCGATCAATATATTGGCATTGGTTAAAAAGTCAAGGTGCGCATGATTTTATTTCAGAATTAATTCTTTCAAGCCAAAAAGAACCCGGGTATAGTATTGGAACTACCCCGGGTTATAATATTGTTACAGACCGTATCGCCTGCTATAATCTAAGCGAAATTATTAACTCGCTGCAGCAGTTTCTTCGCTAACCTGTTCAACAGCTTCATTCGCGGCATTTTCAGTTTTTGATTTTTCTACCGCGGTGAGAAGTTCAGAAACTTGTTCGTCGGTCATATCCTTCACTTGTTCGCGACCTTGCGCTAAGGCTTGATTTTGAACTAGTTGAAGTACTGCATTAAGGGAAACTTGAGAAAGCGCTTCTGCAAGCGTTGCTCGGCCAAGAAATTCATTAGCCAATGCTACCACTGCATCTTCGCGTTCTTGCGATACTTTTTCGTCTGTGTTTTGAGTATTTTGATCTGTCATGTTTTATATTATATGATTTTAATTTTTTTTAAAGTATTAATCTGTATTTTGATATGTTGGGTTTTGATTGTTGTATATTCTTTGAGTAAATAAATTATGAAATAATACTTGTTGTTGTAATCTATTTATTTCTTTATTTTGATTATTTACCAATTCATTCTGATCCCATGCAAACCACATTATAAAAAATAAAGCTAATAGTAAGCTCACGATAGTTAAATGATCATTCATTAAGTTATAATAATAGTATAGTTTTTTGTTTCAATTATAATATTTATTTATTTGAAAAAGATATAATTTAAACAATAATATATTATAAAATGCAGAGAGTTTCTGCAGTAATCTATATAAAATTTTTAGTGTAAAAATATTAGATAAACATAAACAATTTAAATGAGCGCAGATTATTATCAAGAAAAAGGTGCAGTAGCTACAGACGCCGCCGATACTGACATCACGGAGTATATCACCAAAACTATAGAAAAATACAATGAAGAAACAGGGGAATGGGACATTATTGGTCAAATTAATGACGCTCATCAAAATCAAGAGTTGTGGAGCGAAGAAGATGAGCTTCCGGAAGGAGTAAATGTTGGAGATGTTAAAATTGAGGGGTGGACCGTGCCGCACATTGATACTACACAACCTGGAGCTCAATACAGAATAAGATATAATGTAAAAGATGTAGCGAATCAGCCCGCAGAAGAGGTTACTAGATTAATAACTATAGATCGACCATCCTCAATGTACTTAAATTATATTGGATTAAGAGATGATGGGATAGCGCAGGTGCCCACCAATTATACTTTAGGTGGTAGCTATTACTTTTTAAAAGCAGGAGGTCAGGCGTGGTTTGGAGAAGGTGATACTTGGCATTATAATATTTCTTACAAAGACATAGAAAGCGAGACGTCGGACGCATCACTTGCGGACGTTAAAAAAGAAAACAATGCATCGTACCAGATCATTAACGATTTCGGAGGTTACCTTGAATATCAGGATATAACGTTGAGCGATTATGTTTATTCTGATTTCAAATATAAATGGAGCAGGGTAAATGACGTACTTTTTATCGCATACGACGTCTTTAGAGGAATGCTTGCATATCGAACCGGAATCTTGCATTTCAACGGATATGACACTGGGGTTCAATCCTATGGTAATTTAGATGATCAAACGAATAATAATTATTATAGTTGGTTGAGTGAAAATATAGAAAATATCCGAGACTTACGTCATTTCCCTGCGAAGTATGCATTCATATCAATATGCCTTATGGGTAATGGAGACTTGGTTAGTGCAGACTGGACAAACCCTGAAAAAATGCAAAATCCTCCAATCATCAAAAGCAAGATAAGATCTATAGTCGCCGCAGATATTTCAAGGAACTCGTCTAGTGCATCTGACTTTGTAGAAAACAATAAAGATGCCGCATTTATATGTGAAGATTTTAGCAGAGATCTATGGTGGATTTATTACGATGCTTCGCATAGTTCATGGGGTTCAATAAAATTCAACTTAAATATTAAAGCTCATGAGATACAAGCTATAACTATTCACGAACAAAATGATCTTTGTCGCATAGTATTAAAAAGTGATACTACAAAAATGTACAACTACACATCTGATAGATCTACCTATCAAACAAAATCTAATTTGACTGATGAAGATTTAGTTGCCCATGATTTTTTAGATAGTGAGTCAAATATACTAGCAATTTACTGCAGCCTTGACTTCGTTCTGATTACGGAAGATGGAATACATATTGAAAATCATAGTGTTAATCAGTATGGTCAGCAGCCCCTGCCATACAGTGCGTCTATCTTGGATGACGATAAAGAAGAATTGCCTGGATCTGCAGAAATATCATGGGCAGAGCTTTTTACAATGTATGAATTTGATAAAGTAATTCCTGGAATGGACCACCTTTTGAATGTGATGAGATACGTTCTCAAGCAAGAATATTTAAACGAATGGCAAACAGCGAACGCGCATATATTTCCTGCTATATATATCTTATGCCCAAGCCCCGTGACTTTGATAGATGCTCGGCCAGATGGGAACCCCAACGGAGTAAATTATTTACAGGGTCGCCCACAAAGATCTTTCGCTCAAGAAACTTTAGAAAGATTGATACTTGAAGAGCTTACAGTTCAAAGCGGAGAAAAAGTGCTTGATATGAATCCTGGAATTAGGAAGTGGAATGAATAATAATCGCGAAAATAATTAAACGTTGTAAAAAGTATACTTCGTGTAACTACTTAATATGGCAAATTTTAGAATAGATCAACTTCAATCTTTAAGTCCGGCAAACTTTGATCCTTCGAGCGATGTTTTAATTGTTCAAAAACCTAATGGAGGAACATTCAAAATGACTCCTGGAAACGTAGTAACGAATACGGTCTCTGTCGGCCTGAAGTTTTTAAGTAAAAGCTACTTTGTGGAATCTTTCGGCGGAACTGCAGGAAGTTGGCAGAATAGTTCTTTTAGCGTTGATTCAGCGAATGTACCAGATACAGCATCTGCAGCGTTCTTATCTATAGATAATAGCGGAGACGATGATCCGGCTTTTGGTTTTAGATTTTTTACATCATCTAATTACTCAATCAATAATATGCATGAATTAAAATACCTTAATTTAAGTAGTAGTGACCAACAGTCGGTTACAACTTGTTTTGTTCCAATAGTTAATGGAGTAATATACTATAGTTTATATAATATTCCGCATAGCGCAAATAGTAAACTGGATGTTTATATGCATGCGTATATGTAATTATTTATTTTTTTTACTTTTAATTCTTTTTATTTCGTCTGGTAAAATTTTAACAACTTTATCTGTTTGATTTTCCATCATTAGTTCTGCTGGGGTTGAGCCGTTTAATTTTGCATTTTCTGTTTTTAGCCAGCAGGTAGATTGATAAGAATTTAAATTTTTACTTAATGTTTCAAGAATTGACTTTTGTGACATGTAATATATTACACGTTTTTTATATTTTTTTAACTAGAAGGTGTAACATATAACCTATGGGGCCAATATTAAATACTATTATAGGAGCCGGAATAAAACTAGCATGTAATTTAATTAATGCGTGGCTAGAACAAAAAAGACAAGATCAATTAGCTTTAGCTGCAAGGGACGAAAAAATGTTAAACGCTTTAATCGCAAGTCAGGAGGCTAATGCGAAAGATCCTTTTGTAAAAGTAACAAGAAGAATTTTATTTATGAGTATTACGTTTACAATGTGTTTTTTGATGATTTATTATGCAATGAATCCACATATATCATACGATTTAATTGTTCCAAAAGGAGATAACGCTAAGTGGGGTTTTTTTGGTTGGGTTTTTGGAGGAAAAGACTGGGAACTGGTGACTATGACCGGAGGATTGATGCTTGCATCGTTTATGGATTTATGTTTCATGGTGATTGGTTTTTATGCAATACCCAGTAAGCGCAGATGAGATTTTTATTATTTATAATCTTGTTTTTTAATGGATGCGCAAGCAAGGTAGCAAAAAGTTTAAGTAAAAAGCCAGATACTGGTTCTATTAAAGATAAATCAGATGTATTTAATATCGCTGAAAGCACTGAAACCTATAATCATCAAGATCCGTTAATTTGGTTCGGGATTATTATATTAATCGTTTTGCTATCAGCAATTATACCTTTAATTTTTAAAAAATGAATAGTGGACTTGATATTATAAGCGTGCTAACAGGTGTTGTTTCTGCGGCGACAGCTGTTATTGGAATGTGGTTGAAAATAAAATACGATGAAAAGAAAAGTAAGGAATTAAATTATGACCCTTCGGCGCATGGAAATATTATTTCTGCACTTAATTTTGTTATGGAAAAAACAGAGGCTGATAGGGTTTACATTATGGAATTTCATAATGGGGAACATTACTTTTCTGGGAGGAGTCAACAAAAACTAAGCTGTACATACGAAGTGATTAGCGAAGGAATAAGCTCTGAATGCCAAACTATGCAAAACATAAGAGTTTCGAATCTTCACGGATTAACAAAATCGATTGCCGCCGAAAAAACTTTTATATGTAAAGATGTAGAAAATTATGGAGAGGATATAGGCTTTAAATCTTTCTTGCAAGAAAAAGGTGTTAAAAGTTTATTTGCTCGACCTATTAAAACTTTAAATGGAAAAATACTGGGAACTATTTGCCTTGAGTACGTCAAAGAGAAAAGAGAATGGGGAGTTGATGCAGAGGAGTTTACAAAAAAACAGAGTGTAGTTATTGCAGGTTATTTGATATAATTAATTTTTTAGCTATAATATATTATTATGGCTTTTTCGTACTGTCCTCATTGTGGATTTAAAAATATGTACTCTATGCAGGCACCAAAATTTTGTGGTGGATGTGGAGAGGGTTTAAGTATATTATCTGCAGCAAAAACAAAAGCTGCTGACTCACGCAGATCAACTAAAAAAATAGTTGAAACTATAGATGACCCTGATGGTGTGGATATTTATGAGGTTCCGAATATTTCAAAATTATCATATAGTGTCGAAAGTGATAAAAATAAATTTAACTTAAAGGACTTGATTCCGCTAGAAGTTTTAGAAAAGTTTCAGGAAGAAGATGAGCCTATAAAGAAAACAAAAAAACGTGGTAAACCAAGAAAATCCTAAGTTTACCTACGAAGATAAATCTGACGAAATTGATTTAGAAGTCAGAAAAAGAAAGGGTAAGTGGTTTTTAGATTCTTTGGCTTGGTTTGATTTTGAAGATGTTGAGCAAATTATAAAAGCGCATATCCATAAAAAATGGCATCAATGGGACCAGTCTAGGTCTTTAAAACCATGGATAAATAAAATAATTACAAATCAGATGAAAAATATTTTGCGAAATAACTATAGTAATTTTGTTAGGCCTTGCTTGAATTGCCCATTTAATCAATCTTGCGCCGCAAAAGACGGTGGAGAATCTTCTCTTTGCGGTTTCACAAAAAGCGGATTGCAGGATTCTACTTGTCCGTTGTATGCAAAATGGGAGAGAACTAAAAAACCAGCGTATGGAATAAAAATGGCTCTCGCTCTTGAAAATCATAGCTACGAAGTATCGGCTATGCAAGATCAAAATTTTGATTTAATGGAAGCTCAGAAAAAATTAAATGAGCACATGAAGAATGAATTATCTCAAAAGCAATATCAAGTCTACGACCTGCTTTTTGTTCAACATTTAGATGAAGAAGATGTAGCAAGAAAAATGGGTTATAAGACTACCGAAAAAGGAAGAAAGGCAGGGTATAAACAAATTAAAAATCTCAAAAAAATATTCAAGCAAAAAGCTCAAGACATACTAAAAAGAGAAGATATTATTTCTGTTGGATCAACAATATTATGGAGTTAGACGAAGACCAAAAAAACATAATCAGAGATAATTCTGCGGAAATCACAGACCTAACGGAATTAACAAGATTGGTTTTTCCTGATGCCAAAAAAATAGATGGAAGAAGCAAGCAAGGCAGAGCTGTGAGGGAGTTTTTATTAAGTAATAAAATTGATTACCAAACAAAACATTTTCAACCAAAAGATGATATTCAGTTAACTGAAGAGCAGAAAGATTTTGTAGACAAATCTATCCAAGATGGGATGACTTGCGCACAAACAGCTACAGTTCTTTTTCCTGAAGTCAGAGTTACTCAAGCAACTAAGGAATATCAAGCCGTATTTGAATACGTCGACTCTAACGAAAAAATTAAGACGCCAGCATCGGAAGACGCTATAAATCGACGTTATTTTCCACCTAAAGCGGCGAGTAAAATAATAAAAAAAATAAACGACTCAGCTCAGACAAATGTTAATGAAGACAAACTAACAATGAGTGAAAGGAAAAGTGTTGAATCTCTGGGAGCGTTTCTTGCTTCTCCTAGGTTTATTCAGGTTATAAATACTTATGACGCGCAGGCAGATAGAGATTTATTTGAAGCTGAATTTGTTCGAGCAACATGGGATAAACCAGATCTTACGAGTGATGAAATTAATTTATACATTAATGTTTGCATGGATTATATACATTTAAAAAACATTCAAAGCGCAATTAATAAACTAAATAGAATGTTCGACGAAGCAGAAGATCAGCAAGATTTAACTGTAAGATTGGCAGAATTGCTAAAGACAAAAAGCGAAGAATATAATCAATGCGAAAAAAGAATGGAATCTCTGATCCAGAAATTGCAGGGAGATCGATCAAAAAGAATATCTTCAAAACAACAACAAAATGCTAATATCTTGGCTTTGGTTCAGCTATTTCAAGAAGAAGAAGAAAGGGGCGTGATGTTGAAAATAGCAGAGCTACAGAAACAGGCGGCAAGTAAGGAGGCTGACAGATTAGAATCCATGCCGGATTGGAAGGCAAGAGTACTCGGAATTTCAAAAGAAGATGTCGTCTAATATTTGTAAGATTTGCTCTCTTGAGTTTGAGAGCGAAAAGAAACTTCATATGCACTTGAGGTCTCACAAGATTACTTTGGCGGAATATTACTTAAAGTATTACCCCAGGTATAATTTATATTTACAATCTATAGGCAAAGAAGAGCTTCTCCCTTTTAAAAACAAAGAGCAATATTTTTCTAAAGATTTCTCCACAAGAGAACAACTTTTAAAATGGTGTGAAAGTGAGTCTGCAGAAATTGTTAAGCCATATATATTAAGATTGCTAAAAAAAAGAATAGAGGGGAAAGATTTAAACTTCGCTCCCTCTCATCTAGAGTTGGCGGTGAATGAAATGCCAACTATCGAGCTTTATCAAAAACATTTTGGGTCATATTCATCCGCTTGCAATGAAGTTGGAGCGAAGCCAATGTTTGGATCTAAATTACCAAATGAGTGGACTAAGGATGTAGACCCTACGATAAAAATATTTATTGATACAAGAGAACAGCAGCCTTTGACTTTTCCTAATTCGGAATTATTAAAATTGGATTTCGGAGATTACGCAGTTGGAGGAAAACATTATGACTATACTTATGTAGACCGCAAAGGCGAGCAAGATTTTAAGTCAACATTAAGCAAAAATAACCTGGAAAGATTTAAATATGAGTTGGAGAGAACCAAGAATTTAGATTCATATTTATTTATTGTAACGGAAGGTAGTATATCTAGTATAGAAAAAAATAATCGTTGGGCGCCTCATATGTCTAACATGAAATACATTTACCATAACATGAGAGTATTAGCTCATGAATTCGCAGGTAGCTGCCAATTTATTTTCACTGGGAGCAGAGAAGAATCAGAAAGAATTATTCCAAAGATATTAACGTTAGGAAAAAAGCTTTGGGGCGTTGATTTGCAGTATTACATAGATAATAATTTAATATAATGGCGTGGGAAACAGGAAATCAATTATCTAGAAATTCAGAAATGAGCTTCAACGAGCAACTTGAAGAAATTAAAGGTTTCATCGAAGAGAAGGAAGCTAAAATTTTATTGTATAAATTTCTTAGAGAAAATATCACATTTACCGCTGACTTAGTTAGCGGCGTTCAGCTATTCCCTTTTCAGCACATGGCGATTAAAGCTATGTTCAGCACAGATTACTTTATGGGAGTTTGGTCTCGAGGAATGAGTAAATCTTTTACTACTGCAATATACGCTTATCTAGATGCAATATTAAATCAAGGTGTTGAGATTGGTATATTATCTAAGTCTTTTCGTCAAGCAAAAATGATCTTTAAAAAAATTGAAGACATTGCTTCAAAACCTGGTGCGACTTATCTAGCGCAATGCATATCTCATAAATCAAAAAGCAATGACGAATGGTTGCTTGAAATAGGTAGCAGTAGAATACGCGCATTACCTCTCGGAGATGGAGAAAAGTTACGGGGATTTCGTTTTCACAGAATTATTATTGATGAGTTTGCTTTGATGCCCGAAAGGATTTATAATGAGGTCATCATACCTTTTCTTAGTGTTGTTGAGAATCCAACTCAGCGAGAAGAGCTTTACAATCTAGAGACAAATTTAATCCAAAAAGGAGAAATGTCTGAAGACGATAGGCATGTTTGGAGAAACAATAAATTAATTGCACTAAGCTCTGCAAGTTATAAATTCGAATACATGTATAAAGCTTACGAGCAATTCGAAGAGTTAATAATGGCTGGCAGCACAAAACAAAGTGACGCTCATAGAGTAATAATGCAGTTTAGTTATGATTGCGCCCCAAAACAGTTGTACGATCAAAATCTTCTAGATCAAGCTAAATCCACAATGAGTCAAAGCCAGTTCGATCGGGAGTTTGGTTCTATATTCACAGATGATAGTAGTGGGTATTTTAAAACCTCTAAAATGGCATCTTGCACACTTAAAGATGGGGAAAACCCTCATATAGAAGTTTGTGGAGAAGTTGGTGCAAAATATATATTGGCATTTGATCCAAGTTGGGCGGAGAGTGAGAGCAGTGACGACTTTGCGATGATGGTATTCAAATTAAATGATGATAAAAAAATTGGCACTGTAGTTCATAGCTATGCATTATCTGGAACAAACTTAAAACAACATATATTTTATTTTTATTATTTGCTAACTCATTTTAATATTGTATCTATTGTAGGAGATTATAATGGAGGAGTTCAGTTTATAAATGCATGCAATGAAAGTTCATTATTTAAAAAGAATAAATTAAATATTGGATGTATGAATACAAACTTTGATGATATAGAACATTATCAACAAAAATTAATAGAAGGAAAAAAGGAATACAATTTACAGGATAAGACGATTTGTTATCTGCGCAAACCTACAAGCCAATGGATTAGATTAGCAAATGAATTACTTCAAGCAAATTTTGATCACCATAGAATATATTTCGCGAGCAGGGCAATAGATGATGCATATAACGAACAAAGAAATAAAAAAATACCTATACAAGATATTAAATTCTTAAGAACTTCTCAAAGCTTAGAGAGGCAAACTAACGCTGCAAAAATGATTGATTTCGTAGAGCATCAATTTGACATGATGAACTTAATTAAAACGCAATGCTCCCTTATTCAAATATCGACTTCTGCAGGAGGAACACAAACTTTCGATTTGCCATCGAGCTTAAAAAGACAAACAGGTCCAGAGAAAGCCAGAAAAGATTCTTATTCTGCATTAGTTCTTGGAAATTGGATGATTAAGCTTTATTATGATATGATGAATGTTAAGGCGGAAAATGTGAATTATACTTTTACTCCCATGTTTATAAACTAGGTGTACCTTTTACGTAAATGTCTAAAAAATATAAATATACAACAACTTTTGATAGTGTAGTTTTTGCTTCTAGTGATATTGAAGAATCTAATATAAGCAAAGCTTCACTTGAGTCACTTAGGCCCCTAATTCCAAAAGACATTAATTTAGATAGAAACATTGATCTTCTTGGTGTTGCGTTTAATGCGGCTGTAGTTAATAAATTTAATAAAAATGGAGATGGTATTGATAGCGAGGCGGCTGTAGCCATTAAGGATTATTTCGTTCATAAGCCAACAAACATTGAGCACGATAGAGACAAAATAGTTGGACATATTGTTTCTGCAGGTTTTTCAAGATATGATGACTCATCCAAACTTATGTCAGAAGAGGAGGCTTTGATTGAAGATAATGCGTACAATATTGCTCTCGCTGCTGTGATTTATAAAACAGCAAGTAAAGAGTTTGCAGATCTAGTTGTAAACTCAACCGATGAAGAGAGTGATTATCACGCAACCGTTTCAGCTAGTTGGGAAGTTGGATTTAATGAATATGTAATTTCTGTTGGCGGAGACGATCTATATGGATCTACTATTATATCAGACCCTCAAGAAATTAAAGCTTACTCTCCTTATTTAAAATCTTTAGGCGGAAAAGGAGTATTGAAAGACGGCAGAAAGGTTAATCGATTAATTATTGGAGACATTTACCCTCTTGGCATTGGATTCACATCTAACCCTGCTGCAGACGTAAAAGGTCTTATTGCAGAAAAGGGTGATGCACCTGAAGTTAAGCAAAACAGAAATGAACCAATTAATCAATTAATCACAAAAACCGAAAAAACTTCCCATTCCGCAGAAGAAAATGTACTAAACAAAGAAACCAATCATAATACCATTATGGACAAAGATACAATCATAAATGAATTCCGAGCAGCTTTAGACGAAAAGCTTGGCAACCAAGATTTCTCTGAAGAAAGCGTCGCCAGCATCTCCAAGGTGTTTATCGAGGCTATCCGCGAGAAAGGCGAACAGTATGTCGCTGATCTTGAAAAAGCTAAAGCTGAAAAAGAAGAAGCTGTTCAGGCTCAAAATTCTCTTCAAGAGAAAATGGGAGAAGTAGAGCAGCAATTACAATCCACTCAAGAAAAACTTGCAGTCCTCGAAGAAGAGAATTCTGCTCGTGAAGCAGAAGTTCGTTTTAATTCTCGCATGGAGGCGCTAAACGAAATTTATGAACTTGACGAAGACGATTCTAAAATCGTAGCTTCTGAGCTTGCAAGCTTAGACGAAACTGAAGAAAGTTTTGCCGGGTATCAAGAAAAATTAGCTAAAGTTTGGAAACATAAAAATAAAGAATTTATCGCCGCTGAACAAAAAGCGTTTGAAAATCGCGTGACTCAAGAAGTTGAAAAACGTTTATCTCAAACCGCGGAAGCTTCAGATAATAGCGAAAAAGTTGAGGTTTCAGAAGCGTCAGAAACTGAAGAGGAAGTAGAAGAAAGTGATGAAGTCGCTGAAGCTCTTGATTCTCTTGAGGTTGAAGAAGCAGCTGTTATCAATAACAACGAAAGTTCTTCAGAGGGAGATTCTCTTCGCGATCGTTTCGCAAAGACCTTTAAAGAATCTGTTAAAATTTCATATTAATAATATAGGAAAATAAATTATGGCAAAAAGAATACTACCATACCGAGACTACAGTGAGCATGATGTCCTTAATATGTTCGCACTTGAAATTGGCAGCGGAGACGATTTATCTACATTCGTCTCTAATGGCGGTGGAAAGTTCGACGCAGGCGTTGTTGTTTCTGTAAGCGCGGGAGCTCTACCTGGTGAGGTTTCCGAATTGCGTGCATCAACTCCAGATAATCTTCGTGATTATCTTGGCGCTAGTTTTAGTGGTGCGCATATTGGATTCAACGGATACCCCGCTAACGGTATGACCGTTGCTCCTGCTGCAGCTGGCAGTCGTGGACTTGGAATCACTCTTCGTGAAACCTTGGCTTTCGACGAGAATGGAGAAAAATTACTCTATTACAAACAAAAACTTGATGAAGCCCAAGCAGTGCTTCCCGGTCAAACAGTTCCTGTTTTGACTCGAGGATTAGTTCTTCTTGCTGCTAGTGCAATTAGTGGAACTCCATCTGTTGGAGACGATCTTGAGGTTAAATCTGGCGGTAAATTAGGAACACAAGCTTCTGGTTCAGTAGTAGGTTCTGTAATCGCTATTGGAGAAGAAAGCAATGATTCATCTGCAAAGAAATATCTCTGCAAAGTCAGCTTCTAAGAAAGGAATTAAAGAATAATGAAAATTACTTTAGAAAGAACACCCGAGCAAGTCGAGCTTATTAAAGCTATGGCTTCGAAAAATAGAGATGTCGCTTATGAAGCTCAAACCGCTCTTGCTGAATTTATCGGTCCAGTATTAGCGGAAGTTGTTAATGCTGCTCCTACAGTCAGCAATATGTTTAATTCTCTTCAATTTAATTCTGATGAGAGTCCAAGTATTCCTTTGGATCTTTATCATGATATTACTGACGAAGATTACATTCAAGTTTGGAGTCAATCCGTTCCCGGAGGCCTTCCAACCAATCAAGTCGCTCCTTCACAAAGTGAGCTTAAGTTTACGACTTATACTCTCGACAGTGCATTGAGTTTCGATAAGCGTTACGCTTCTCGTTCAAGGCTTGACGTTGTAAGTAAAACATTTACTCGCATGGCGCAAGAAATTCTTCTTAAACAAGAAAAAACTTCTGCCACCATGATTATGACCGCATTGGCCAACGCCGAAACAAATAGCGAAAAGCATGTTATTCGTTCTGCTCAAGCAAATCGTTTCTTACTTTCTGACCTTAATAAATTATTTACTAAGGCAAAAAGAATCAACGCAGCTTGGACTGGCGGAACTCCTGCTGAGCGTCGTGGACGCGGAATCACAGATCTTCTTGTTTCTCCTGAAATCGTAGAGGAAATTCGTGGCTTAGCTTATAATCCGATCAACACTAAAGGTGACAACACTGATATCGCTGGTACAGACAGCATGCGTGACGCTATCTTTAACAGCGCTGGTATTCCTGAATTCTATGGCGTATCTATCCAAGAGTATAACGAAATGGGTGATGGGCAAAAATGGAATTCTGTTTTTGATACAGCTGCTGGAAACACCGATTATGGAGATCATTATGCAGTAAGCGCTAGCAAGAGTAGTTTTGACGGCGCAAGCGAACAAATCCTTGTTGGAGTTGATCTTAGTCGTGAATCTATGATTCGCGCAGTAGCAACTGATTCCGAGTCTGGAGACGAGTTCTCTCTCGTTGCAGATGACCAATTCGTAACACGTCAATCAAAAATTGGTTACTACGGCTCTCTTGAAGAAGGTCGTATGATCATCGATGACCGCGTGTTGATGGGTCTTATCGTTTAATTCTAAACGAATTAGCGTTTTATAAAAGATCCACCTCAGGCAACTGGGGTGGATTTTTTATTTAAATTCTTTATAATAATGTGTACAAATATATCAAGGTAAAAGGTTATCACTATGGCAAATAAAAAACAATCGAGTAAAGCTAAATCTTCCAAGAAAAAATTAGCAGATTTAGAGCAAACAAATGGCAAGGTATATGAAGATAAAGTGGCTCGCGCAAAAGAGCTTGAAGATCTTCTAGGAATACCTAAGATTAACCCTTTCAAAACTAATGACAAAAGAGTCTTTCAGGAAATGCTTCAAGATATGAATTTAACAGACCTACAAGCCTTTGCCGTTAAGGTTGGAGTTTTTCCTTCTGGCAATAAAACCGTATTGAAAAATAAAATTAAGAGAGCATTTGATTCAAGCTTGTATGGAAAAGGCAGTGTTCAAATTATGGGTGAACCAATGAAGCTTGACCCTAAAAATCCTACTCATAAAGAAGTCATTGATTATTTAAACAATTAACATGTCCCACGATTTATTTCCAGATACAAATCTAGGTAAACTAGCAGTTAATATTTACGATCAAGATATTGGCGATCAAGAGCATGGAGAAGCAAGGAATAAAGAAATCACATTAATATCTGGCTGGATAGAAGGGCATTTAGGCGAATTAAATAACTTAATCTATACTTCTTTTAGTGGAGATAATCCAGAAGGCTTTAATTTGGAGGAACAATCGATTATAAGAGAAATGTATATATCTGATTATAATCGAAAAGCTCAGAGAAAAGTTTTAAATGGATCAATGAACGGTTCTGATTTCCTTGTGATAAAAGAAGGTGACTCAATGATACAAAAACCTAATCAGAATTTAATAGCTAAAAGCTATCAAGACGCATATGATTCATCTCAAGACAGATTGAAAGATTTGATTTATTCTTATAATCTATACAGCGCGAAGCCAAATCAAGTTTATGGTGCGGACGCTCCATCTACTGGGCAAAATCCTTCCTTAGATTCATATTATAAATAAAAGGTGTAACAAAATATATGGACAATATATCCGAAAGCAATAATTCTAATAAAATAGTTAAATCCCAATTATTTCATATCTGGAAAAAATCAAGATTAATGTATGATATGGTTAAGGACGAAACTGTATTAGAAGACTGGGTTAAGAAAAGTATTTTTGAAGCTTACGAAAACATAGACCAAGCTCTACAATACGCTGAGTACGAAAAAATATTTCCAAATCAGAAAGAGCAGGGGGAAGTCGGCGATAAAGAGAAAAATAATTATCTTAGTAATCAAGATAAGCGTTATCCGACTCCCGCTTCTCAAGAAACTGGGGATCAATTTATGACAAGATGCATTCTCGACGCAAATATGAAAAAAAGATACCCTGTTCAGGGAGATAGGTTTGCGGCGTGCATGTCTATTTTTAATGATAAGAAAGATGAAGGATCCACAAATCCTGGAGAGAAATTTGAAGACCCGATGGAAGTTAAGGATAAGGAAGAAATTAATCCTGTTAAACCTTTGCTTCCGTAATATTATATATAATATCTTCTTTGCTAAAGCTAAATTTGATATTTTGATTATCTTTAAGGTCTTTACTTAAGAGGAGTTTAGAGAGCTTGTTTTCTATGTGTTTTTGAATTAATCTCTTAACTGGTCTCGCCCCCATCTTTTCTAATGCTGCAGATTCTGCTATAAAAGATGATACTTTAGGAGTGATTGATATTTTTATATTTCTATCTTTTAATTTATCTGAAAGCTTATCTGCTTCTAGTTTTACGATTTTAGATATATCTTTTGCGTCAAAATTTTTGAATAAAATTATTTCATTCAAGCGATTTAAGAACTCTGGCCTAAAAAATGTCTTTAATTCATTTTTTAGTTTATCCATAGCTTCTGTTTCTCCTATTGGCGCACCAAAACCTATTGAGGGTTTACTAATTTTTTCGCTGCCTATATTACCGGTTAAAATAATTGTGCAATTAGAGAAGTTAATTTTTCTGCCTGAATTGTCTGTAACAAAACCTTCTTCGAGGATTTGCAACAAAATGTTTAAAACCTCTGGGTGAGCTTTCTCTACCTCATCAAATAATACAACGCTATAAGGATTTCTTCTAACTTTTTCAGTTAATTCTCCACCCTCTTCATATCCAACATATCCTGGAGACGCACCAATAAGGCGACTGGACGAAATTTTCTCGGAAAACTCGCTCATATCCAATTGAATTAATTTATCTTTGCTTCCGTATATAAATTCAGCAATGCATTTAGCTGTATATGTTTTCCCTGTGCCGCTCGCGCCCACAAGCAAAAAACTCCCTACAGGTTTACTTGGGTCTTGTAATCCGGACTTCGATCTTAATATACATTCTGAAATTTCTTTTATAGCTTGTTGTTGGCCAACAATTTTTTTATTTAACTGTTTAAAAAGTCCAAGCATTTTTTCGGAATCTTTTCTGGAGACTTCTGACATGGGAATTCCTGTTCTGGCAGAAATAACTTCATATATATCTTTTTTTCTAACTGAAATTTTAGATTTTATAGTTTTTGTTGCCCACTCAGAAATAACTTCGTCATATCTTTCAAGTAGATCTAATTGTTTATCCTCTAGTTCAATAGATCTTGCGCCAGTTAAGTGAACCTTTGATTCTTGCAGGGCTAAATTTTCCAATTCTTTTTCAATGTCTTTGGCTTCCTGGGGTCTTTCAATGTTTTTAATTTTGACTTTTGAGCCGACTTGATCTAAGATATCAATTGCTTTGTCTGGAAATTGTTTATCTACAATATATCTCGCTGAGAGGTTTACAACCAGATCTAACACTTCATCTGGGTAATAAATACTATGGAATTGCTCGTATTTAGTTTTTATACCATAAATTATTTGTTTAGCTTCTTCTTTTGTCGGCTCAATAACCTTTACACCCTGAAATCTTCTATCTAGAGCTCCGTCTTTTAATATAGATTTTTTATATTCTTCTTGCGTGGTTGCTCCAATGCATTTTAATTCTCCTCTAGCCAATAATGGCTTTAATAAATTTGCTGCATCCATACTTCCTTCGGCGCTACCTGCGCCAACTAAAGTATGTATTTCGTCAATAAATAATATTATATCTTTATTTTTCTTAGCCTCCTCGATAATGCCCTTTAACCTCTCTTCAAATTGACCTCTATATTTTGTTCCCGCTATTAAAGATCCCAAATCTAGGGAATAAATTATTTTATTGAGCAAGAAATCGCAGCAAGATCCATTCGTGATTTCTTGAGCTAAACCTTCAACTATAGCGGTTTTACCTACTCCTGGGTCACCCAAAAGAACTGGGTTATTTTTAGTTCTTCTACATAAGATTTCGCATACTTCAGATATTTCTTTATTCTTACCTATGATATTGTCAAATTTACCTTGAGATGCTAAGTTGTTTAAATTAGTAGCAAATTTTTCTAAGTTTTGTAATTTTGAATCTTTTGCAGGAGCTGGTTGTGTGAAGTACTTTTCTCTGCTTTTAGTGTTGGGTTTATGTTCCTTGGATAAATGAAGATATTCTCTTACTTCGGCAATAATATCATTTTCTGTAGCATTAAATGATTCGAAATATTCTGGTATATTTGACTCTTCGTATTTAAGCAAAGCTAAAAGTATATGTTCAATTCCAACATATTCGTGACCGAGTTTTTCGCTGATTGAAGCGGCGACCTTTAATACAAGATGAAAGTGCTCATCATAAACAGGGGAATTTTCTTCTGGATCTACATTGAGCTGATCTTGGTCGGACATTACAAAAAGAGAGTCTTCAATTTTTTCTTTTAATTGCATTTGATCAATTTGCAGCAAAAATAAAATTTCACTTAAAATTCCAGCATTTAAATTAACCATTCCGAAAAATAAATGATCTAATGTGATATACTCGTTAAAATATTTTTTAGCAACCTTTTTAGCTTCATTTATGGCTTGTTGTGCGCGAGGCGTAAAGTTAGGTTTTGGAGTCATTTTCATGTAATTACACTGTAAATTATTTAATATCAGACATTTTCATATATATCTTTTCATCCATTATATTCAATGAATCTAAAAAAACTATATCTTCACCTTTTCTTCCGTATACTACTATTATGTTCTTTTTTGATGGAGTTTTCTTTTTTGATTCAAAATATCTGTCATAAAAATTACCTCTTCTTGAGTTTAAGAGCATGGCATCATATTTACCATGTTCATCTGTAATTGATAGTTTCATATATTTATTTCCATTACGAGAAGTTCTTTTGATGCAATCTTCTACAACTCCGATAAATTTACCTTTGTCATCTGAATTCATAAGATTTAAGTCCCTTGAATCTTTTAATGCCTCATAGGAGTCCATAAAGCATGATTTTAGTGAAGAGCTGTGACTGTATCCAAGCAACTCTGTTTCAAAATACCAATTAGCAAAACCTTGATACATTTTATTTTTATCGTAAATTGACTTATATATGTCATATTTTTTCTTAAATGTTTTAAATCTAGACTCTTTCATCAAAGGCTTCCCGTCATCTCCAACTAGGTCGCCTTTTTTGGCATCTGCTATGCAGTTTAGAAGTTTATATTCATATTTATCACCAAGAGAAATAAAATTGCGTTTCTCTCTATCAGTGAGGAGGTTAAATGCTTGAGCTTCAAGTACCATTAGCGATCTATTTTTACCTTTACTTTCTAGAGCTCCAGCTTGTATTAACGCGCTCAAAATACCAATGTTTAATCCTGCTTGCTTTGCTGCGAGAAAGATGTCGTATTTTGTCGGAGTTTCACTAGAACGAAAATCTCTAAGAGACTGAAGGGATTTCTCGCTTACGCCCTTGATGCTATTTAGTCCAAATCTAATATTTTTACCTTCAATAGAAAAATCCATTCCAGACTTAGCTAAGTCGGGGGATAATAATTTAATTCCGAAATTAGATAGTTCTTGGCATACTTTAGCTATTTCTTCTTGTGGAGAAGGCTCGTATTTGGTCATTTTTAATAAAGATATAAAAAACTGCTGTGGATAGTTAAATTTTAGATAAGTGGTCCATGCTGATAGAGTTGCGTATGCAAGAGAGTGCGATTTGTTAAAAGAATAGTTCGCGCTATCTTCTGCTACACTCCACAAAATGTGGGATATTTCTCTAGGCAGATCGTTTTGCTCTACTTTGTCTTCAATCTTCTTTTTCCATGCAGGCATTTGATCAACTTTTTTCTTACCAACGATCCTTCTGAGCTGTTCCGCTTCATCAAGAGTGAACCCAACTTTAACCGCCATTTGCATTAATTGCTCTTGATAGAGTGGAATTCCTCCTGTATAGTCTAAAACGTCACTAAAAAATTCATGGATGACCTGAGCCTCTTCTGTTTCAGAATATGTGGCATAGTTATCTAAAAATTCTAATGCACCTGGCCTTCCAATTGCCACAACTGCACTAAGCTGCTCTAGGTCTTTTGGCTTGATTTTCTTGCAGACCCTATAGTTTGTGTCAGACTCAAGCTGAAAAAGCCCGTGAGGCGCCTTCAGGCCTTGCAGAGGTTTATATACGTCTGCGTCATTTAGGTCTACAGCGGAAATATCCATGTCTAAGTTGCGACACACATCATAAATCACACTTAATGTTCTTAAACCTAAGATATCAAACTTTACCATAAGCTCTGCAACCCAATTCATGTCGTACCCTGTCACTAAAGCTCCATCATTTGATTTTTGAATTGGGCAAATATCAGTAATTTTTTGGAAAGAAATTGCGATTCCGCTAGGGTGTACGCCAGTGTTTTTATTTAAACCTTCTAGCTTAAGAGCGATCTCAAAGACTTCTGCGTTATTAGCTGCCCAATCTGCAAATTTTTCACTCTCTTCTATTGCAGATGAAATTGGCATAACAACTCCAAACTTTTTTGGAATGGTGTCGCTAACCTCATTAACTTCTTGCTCAGAAAATTCTCCAGCAATTTTTCCGCATTCCTTTATACAGAGCTTTCCGCTAAGAGTGTTTAGCGTTAATATTTTAGCTGTACGAGCAGGATGTTTTTTTTCTATGTATTCTATAACCTCAGCCCTTCTTTCATAAGCAATATCATTATCCACGTCAGCCAAAAGGCTGCCATCAAGATATGTTGTTCCGTTTTTTTCTATTTTTCTTGCCCTACTTTTAGAAACAAAACGCTCGAAAAATAAGCTGTATTTAACTGGATCAACATTAGTTACGCCAATTAAGTATAAAACTAGGGAGCCCGCAGCAGATCCTCTGCCTGGGCCCGTAGGTATATCATTTTCGTGGCAATAATTTATTATATCCCAGTTTAATAAAATATAATCTATAAACCCTAGCTCATCTAAGATTTTAAGCTCTGATTTTGCTCTATCAAAATATTCTTTCTTATTTTTAAATTTATCTATACCTCTATCATAAACTCCTTTATGGCATAGCTTACGTAGAAAGTCGAAGTTTGAAATATCTTCTGATGCATCAAGCATTTCATAGTATTTCTTTTCGATTTTAATTTCTGGTAATTTTACGCCTGGAGGTGCACAATCTTCGTAATCTGTAAACTGTTCTGTAAAACTCATTATACTTCTATCTCCCATATCATTTTTTTGAATACTTCGTAGTTAACTCTAATGTCATATAAAGCATCATGCAATTTTTTCTCATCAAAGTCAACATCAAAATCTTTGCAGCATTGCTTTAGATTACAACTTAAGCCTCTCTCGATAAGGTGGTTAAGTCGATATTGCCACGCTAAAAAATTATCGTCTTTGTCTAATCTAATTCTTTTCTTTAGAGCTTTTGCTAGGCAAAGAGTGTCTACTAGGTGTTCTGTGTAGCTAAAATCAGCCTCTGCATTTTCATCAATTAATTTTCGATGAACATTATGCATGTAAACATCAAAACCTAATAGATTATGGCCAACCTTGAGATATGAGTCGTCATACAAATATTTCTCAAAGTGATCTAATGCGGCTTTGGGGCATGTAGCTTTTTTCTTATACTTTGCCTCGGTAAAGCCAGTAATTTTTGCGGCATCAGGGGATACATTTAATTCTTCCCACTTAAGCCAATAATCTTTCTGTTCAACAATTTTGTTGTTTTCTATGACAAGAAATGCTAATTGCCATGGTTTATTATTTGAAACAAGATTTAAATTACATGTTTCATAATCGAACAGTAAATACTTTTTATTCTTTTGAAATCTAAGCAGTGATTCTTTCATTGAATGTCTTTTCTTTGTGTGTTGTTATAATCGATAAATAATTCTTCATCTTTAAGAATTTCTTTATTTGTAGTAAATCGAAAACAAAAATCTTTATAATCTATATTATAATCTATATTATTTTTTTGTGAGTGATTGTATATCATGCCATATCCCAATACAGTGGCTGTTGAAAAAATTTTATTTAAATCCTTATAACCTAGGGAATTAAGCTCTTCAATGAACGTATTTGCAATTTCTTCGTCATCTATATTAAGTAAAAATTTACTCCTAAAGTCGAGTTTTTGATTCTGTTCTGCGCTTATTTTTTTATCATAAAACATAGAGAAAATGTATCTTTTAAGCTCCGCGTCCTGCACTTCAATTGGGCAACCAGATACGATAAAGTGACACTCTTCGATAACTTTTCCTGCCTCTATATTTTGATCTGCAAAAACTCCTCTACCCATTTTTTCTGTATTTCTTACAGAAATACATTCTGGCTTAACTAGATTGCTTTTCATTTTTTTTCTTCCAGCTTTCGAAGCAAAATTCATTGCTGCCGAAGTGATCTAAGTTTGGTTTTGATAATGTTTTATTACCGAAGCTTCTACCAGTGATGCACTTATATGTTTGTAGAGCCTTTACGTCTTTTTTGTTTTTATAATATATACTTTTTGTATGTTGTGTTTTTAAATTATTACCAGCTGCATACTCTTGAACTTTTTTAGCCACAAAATTATCAAATGGAAGAGAATTATTCTCTATAAACAATGTTGGCTTACAAAAATCAAAGTTTGGTGTGCAATTGCAAAATTTAATTAAATTATTAAATATAAATGAATCATAAAATGGTACAGCCAGTAGTAAGTCTTTATTTTTCCAGTATTTTTTTAAAGTCTTGCGATCCACACAATTGAAGTTCTCTGTATTAGCTTCGCTTGATATACTATTTAACAATTTGCATCCATTTGCGTTTTTGGCAAAGATTATGATCTTATGCGAGGATTGTTGACTTTCTTCTTTAGGGTTGATTTTAGAATCTTCTTTCATGTTTATTCTTAAACCAAAAATTAATTTTAATCCAAGATTGTCTGCTTGTTTTTTAGCTTGTAGGAATCCAGTTAATGAATCTTCTACAAGAACTACTTCTTTTAATTTATTTTCTGTAGCAATTGTAAAAACACTGTCCGACTTACCTTCTTTATGTGTAATTGGATCTTCAAGCGTTAATATACTTTTGCCTATAGAAAAGTGACTTTTAAATAAAGGAATCATGCTAATATTCTATAGTAAATATAGTTCAATGTCAAGAAAGAAAAGTTGTTAACAGCTATATATTCCTATTGACAATTACCCCCTCAAATGTTAATATTTTAAACACAATATGGATATAAAAGTAAAAAAACGAAACGGACGTCTTCAAGACTTTAATGTCGAGAAAATTAATGCTAATGTTGAACGCGCATGTAACGATATCGCTGATGTATCAGTAAGTGAAATCGTGCTAGATGCTCAACTTCAATTATACGACAAGATCACAACCAGGGAAATTGATACAGCTCTTATATTAAGTGCTCGAGAAAAGATCGAAAAGGAACCTAACTATAGTTACGCCGCAGGTAGATTACTACTAAATACAGTATATAAAGAAGTTTTTAAAGAAGGTGTTGATAGTGACGCGTTCAGGCTTCAATACAGGAAGAGCTTTATTCAAGGAATAAAAAAGCTCGTTAAGGGTGGTAAGCTTAATACTGGAATGTTGGAATATGATTTAGGGAAGCTTTCTGAAGCTATTCGTATTCGTAGAGATAACTCTTTTAAATATTTGGGTATACAAATTTTAACAGATAGGTATTTTATTAGAGAAGACGATAAAATCATGGAGGCCCCTCAGTCTTTTTGGATGAGAGTCGCAATGGGCTTAGCGCTAAACGAAGAAAATAAAGAGGATTGGGCTATTAAATATTATGATATGTTTAGTCAATTTTTATACACCTCTTCAACTCCTACTCTTTTTAATAGTGGGACTGTCAGATCTCAATTAAGCTCATGTTATTTAAACACTTTTGATGACAGTATTGATGGTATTTTTGACGGTGCTTGGCAAGAGGCTCGTAAGAGTAAATATGCTGGAGGCCTAGGTCTTGATGTAACCCCTTTTAGGTCAACAGGTTCATATATTAAGGGAACTAACGGTGTTTCTAGCGGGCTTGTTCCGTGGCTTAAGATATACAATGATCTTCTTGTCGCAGTGAATCAAGGAGGCAAGCGTCCAGGAGCTGGATGCGCTTACTTAGAGCCTTGGCATTTAGATTTTGAAGACTTTTTAAACTTAAGGAGAAACACTGGGGATGACAGGTTGAGGTGTCATGATATGAACACTGCTTCTTGGATTCCTGATGAATTTATGCGTAGAGTTCAGAATGAAGATGTTTGGTACTTTTTTGATCCAAAAGAATCTGGCCTGCACGATTTGTTTGGGGCGGAGTTCGATAAAAAGTACAATGAACTATGTAATCAGGCAGAAGAAGGCTTAATTAAAAATTACAGAATAACCCCTGCAAAAGAGTTGTGGAAAAAAATGCTCAAGGTTTTATTTGAAACTTCTCACCCATGGAATACTTTCAAAGATCCGTGCAATATTAGATATACAAATCAACATGAAGGTATTGTTCATAGTAGTAATTTATGTACAGAAATCACTCTTCACACTAAATCTTCTAAATACGAAAAGGGAGAAAAGACTAATATTGGAGAGACTGCAGTATGTAATCTTGGGTCAGTCAACCTTCTTAATCATTTAGATGAAAACAATACCTTGGATTATGATAAATTAAAAAATACGATACATACTGCTATTAGAGCTTTAGATAGCGTTGTAGATCTTAATTTTTATCCAACTAAGGAAGCGGAGGCTAGCAATTTAAGGCATCGCCCTATTGGTTTAGGCATGATGGCATTGCATGATATTTGTCATAGAATGAATATTAATATTGATAGTGATGAGGCTGTAGAGTTCAATGATAAATTATTTGAATTTTATTCTTATCACGCAATATATGCTAGTTCTCTATTAGCTAAAGAAAAAGGTAGATACGAAACTTTTGATGGGTCTCTGTGGAGCAAAAATATTTTACCTATTGACTCTAATAATAGATTAATGAATTACCGTACAAAATCCAAGGAGTCTGAAAGAGGTGAGGGGGAAAGCATGAAAGACGAATGGCTTGAATTAAGGGCTCATATATCTGAATTTGGTATGCGTAATAGTAATGTTATGGCTATTGCGCCAACAGCTACCATCGGCTATATTAATGGAGTAGAGCAAAGTATAGAACCTAATTTTTCTGTGTTGTTTGTTTATGAAAACAAAAGCGGCAATTTCTTTATTACAAATGAACACTTTATTAATGACATGAAAAATGCTGGTTTATGGAATAGCGAAATCGCTAAGCTCGTAAAAAGCGTTGATGGGGACCTATCTTTACTAAATGGAGATATTCCATCTGAATTAAAAGAGAAATATAAAACAGCGTTTGATCGCGATATGTTTAAACTAATTGAATGTAATGCGGCTCGCCAAAAATGGATAGACCAAGCGGTAAGCTTTAATTTATACAATAAATCTACTTCCTTAAAGTATTTAAATGATGTTTATATGTCTTGCTGGGAAGCTGGATTAAAAACAACTTATTATCTTCGTAATCGCGCTGCATCCAAAGTAGAAAAAGCTCATAATGATGAAAGTAAAAAAGAAGAACCATCCGCTTGCAGTATAGAAGCGATGAAGAATGGTGGTACTTGTGAAAGCTGTCAATAGTGAATCGACATCAACATTTAAAAGCTTTTAAAGAAGCTATTGTTAGATGTAAATTAATTAGAAGAGATCTAAGAAGAATTAATTCTAATATAGATTCTATAAATTATAGAAAAAATAGAGATTACGCTGAAACAGCTTATGTTCAAACATTGGAAGAGATAATAGATAGAGGTAAAAAGTATCTTTCTCTAAACCCAGAGGCAGATGAATCAATAAGAGTTGCGATAGATATTGAAAAATATCAGCATCTTTTAGATAAATTAGAGTAAACTTAATCTTGACTTAGGACGTTATTTATTATACAATAAAACTATGAATGATAAAACAGGAGAATTACTAACAAAAAATATCGCGGGGGTAAATAGAATTTTACCTCATAAACATAAATATGCGTGGGATTTATTTTTAAAGAGTTGTGCCAATAATTGGATGCCTACTGAAATTAGTATGCAAAACGACATTAAACAATGGAAAAACGATGAAATTACAGAAGACGAAAAATTACTCGTTAAACGCTGCCTTGGATTCTTTGCGGGATCTGAGTCTTTGGTTGGTAATAACCTGCTGCTTTCGGCTTTTAGATTTATTACTGATGCTGAATGCCGTCAGTATATACTTCGTCAGGCTTTTGAAGAAAGCCTTCACAATCTTACAGTAGTATACGTTTGTGATAGTTTAGATTTGGATATAGAAGAAGTTTTTGCCGCTTACGAAACAATACCAAGCATTAAAGCAAAAGATGACTTTTTGATGACTATCACTAATGATATTAGTCGCCAAGACTTTAACGCTCACACTACAGAAGGCAAGCAAGAAATTTTACGTAATTTTTTAACCTATTGGATTGTTTGTGAAGGAACTTTCTTTTTCAGCGGGTTTGCAATGCTATTGGCTTTAGGTCGCCAAAATAAACTTCAAGGAATTTCTGACCAAATTAAATACACTCTTCGCGATGAAAGTTCTCATATTGCATTTGGCACGTATTTAATTAATACTTTGATCGAGCAAAATCCCGAAATATGGACAGAAGAAATACAGCAAGAATTTGTTGAACATATGAAAAAAGCTGTTGAGCTTGAAATAGCTTATGCGCACGATGTTCTTCCTACGGGAATACTTGGACTAAATGCAGAAATGTTTGTTGAATATATGCACTATATTGGAAATCGTAGATTAGAGGGTATTGGTCTAGAGTATCGCTTCCCTAGCGACAAAAACCCTTTCCCTTGGCTTAGTGAGGTTGTTGATGTCCAGGCAATGGGGAATTTCTTCGAAAGAAGAGTTAGGGAGTATCAACAGAGCGGCTCTTTAGAAGACGATTTCTAATAAAGAAGATTCGACCGTTACTCCTGGGCCAAAAGTTGCTGAAAAAATATTTTTTTCATTGTTCGAACAATTTTCTAATACTTCTTTTAATACAAATAAAATAGTAGGGCTACTCATATTTCCGTATTGTTTGAGGATATTTCTAGAATGTTTTAAATCTGCATCTGGTTTGAATTTTTGAAACGAATCAAGTATCGCTCTTCCTCCAGGATGAATTGCCCAGCAGTCTATAGAGCTTTCTATTTCTGGCATATACTTAAGAGCTTGATTTATATTTTCGGATATAAAATTTGGAAGATCTGGGTTTAAGGTTAAATCGAAGCCATTATCTCCAACCTTCCACGCTAAATTTTTTCCATCATCATTTATTACATGAGAATTAAATGATTTCATTTCTAAAAATGGTTGTTCTTTTGTTAATTTTTTATTAGAAGAAACTATGCAGGCCGCACAACCATCAGAAAAAATAGAGTTTCCTATAATATAGTTTACATCATCTGTTAGTTTCATGTGCAGAGTACACATCTCAATGCAGACAACTAAAACCTTAGCATCTTTATTGCTCTTGCAAAATTCTGATGCGGTTTTTAAGGCTGGAAATGCAGCTTGACATCCCATGAAACCAATATTTACCCTTTCTATATTTTTATTTAAATTAAATTCATTTATGATCTCTATGTCTAAGCCTGGATTATAGAAACCCGTACATGAAACAGTTATAATGTGGGTAATTTCTTGTAGGTTTATTTTTTTTGAAATTTTTGATATTGCATTAAAAGCAAGCGGGCCACTGTTTTTTTTATATATATTATTTCTTTCTGAAGTAGAAGGATTATGCAAAGTATTGTTTTCATTTCTATGGAAAAGTTCTGTTTCAGTAGTTGAAAACTTTAAGTCTTTTACTACAGAGTATCTATTTTTAATGCCAGATTTTTTGATTGCTTGTTTAATTAAAAGCTTATACCTTCTATCATCTTGAAAGTGAGTGATAAAATTGTAAATTTCTTCTTGGCTGCTTTTGCATTGAGGATTTGAGGTCTCTATGCAGTTTATATATGTTCCCATAAAATATATTATGGGAATTTAAAATGAATTCAACAAATTAGCCCAAAATATCTAATAAGGGCTCACCTTTATGGGCTATAGTAAAAGGCCTGCCTGATGGAGAATATTGGTAGTCATTTAGTGGAAGCCCTAAAGTATGCGCAATCGTTGCATTTAAGTCTTCTGGCTTGATTGGCTTACCTTTTGTGGGAGTACGGCCTGTTTTGTCAGTTTCCCCATAAGTCATTCCACCTTTAACTCCTCCCCCCGCCAAAAAAGCGGTAAAACAATAAGGCCAGTGATCTCTTCCGTCTCTTCCATTGATATTTGGAGTTCTTCCAAATTCAGAAGTTAAAACCACTAAGGTGTCAGAAAGCATACCTCTTCGGTTTAAATCAATTAACAGGCCGCTTAAAGCTTGATCGATGTCAGTACAATTTGCTGCAACTCTATCAAAGTTATTATCATGCGTATCCCATCCACCTCTTGTTACTTCAACGTATCTTACGCCATGCTCTACGAGCCTTCTTGCTAATAAGCATCCTTTTGCAAAATTAGTTTGACCATAAAGATTGCTTGTGGACTCAGGCTCTTTTGTAATGTCAAAAGCATTTAAGTCATTACTATTCATTAATTTAATTGCGTCTTTGTATAAGTCAGAATAAGCTCTTACTTTTTTCTGCGGGAATTGGGTGGAAAAATTTTGATTTAGAGCTTCTGCGATAGATATTCTACTTTGAAAATGCTCATGATCTAAGTATGAAGCCATTTTGCTATTGGCTAGTCCTGAGCTTGGATTATTAATTGGTAATGCTCCGTATTTAGATTCTAAAAAGCCAGCGCCGCCTCCGCCACCCCCTATTTTAACATTACTGGGTATTGTTCTGTTGATTGAACCAGAAAGTTTGGACACCCAGCTACCAAATGTAGGATGAACAATTGTACCTCTTTTCAGATAGCTTGTATGCATTAAATAACTGGCTTGCTCATGAGCTCCTTGGCTTGTGTTCATTGTTTTAATTATTGCTGCATGATGCATAAGCTCGGCGGTCTTTGGTAGGTTTTCTGAAAGAATTACTCCATCCGCGCTTGTTGGAATAGATTTAGTCGGGCCTTGAATATCTGGTGCGTCTGGCTTCGGCCCAAATGTATCAAGGTGAGACATGGCTCCTCCCATATTTAAATAAATTACGTGCCTTGCAGTAGGAACTCTTGCTCCTGGATTTAACGCGCTAACACTATTATGTATATACGCTCCTGCCATTGGCATAAGACCCACCCCAAAACATGCTTTTGCAGCATGAGCTATAAATTCTCTTCTTCCTAATTCGTCTATTGTATTAAAGTTCATAATAGATTATTACACAATTTTGAGAAAAGTCAACAGAAAGTGTATGATATATTGTGCGGTTTTTATTGCTTATATTCATTATACCCAGCATTTTATGCGCTAGATTACAAAGAGAAGATTATTTAGATAATTGTGATTGGTGCAAAAATCAAGCTAAGTCTACTCAGCCATTAGATATCGGCGAATGGAGTATGAGATGTAAGCAAAAACCGAAACCAATATGGTTTAATTATAGAAATATAGGCAGAGCATATGGAACTTATAAAGAAAAAACTTCTATGTGTTGGATTTATTCTGAAAAATTAGGTTGGATATATAACACTCCTCAATATAAAGATTATATTTATACTCACAAACTTGGATGGATCTACGTAAAAGATGGCAAGGTTTATGTCTTCAAAAAGAAAAAGTGGGATTATTTTACAAATATAAATTCATGAGTATTAATTAATGTCCAAATTATTTCTTTGTATGCATCTTTTTCGTTTTTAATATTATCAGTAAATATTTTAATTTCTTTAGAAGAGGGCTTTCTGTTTAATATATATTTATATCCTGTTGTAATTTTATCATTTAATGACTTTTGCGACTGTATTGCTTTTATAATTTCAAAGTTTTTATTTTTTAATAATCTAGTTTCAACAAAACCATTAAGAAGATTTAATACTTGTGTCGCAGAGGCGCTTTTATTTGCGTTTTCTATCTGTTCCCTATCTGAACCGCCAAACTCACGAATAAGGTGCCCTATGGGCGCAGGAGAAGGTAGTTCTGAGGCTCTTACTGAATTGCGGTCTTTTACAAAGTTTTGCTGATATTCTTTTTTCTTGTTTTCAATCTGAGATTTGAATTTATCAACACAAGATTCGCAACAAAAAGCTAAAGTCTCTCCGTTTTCATTTAGAGCTAATAATGTTGGGTCTATTGCTCTGCCAGGTTTAATTGGACAGTCTGTGTTTATTGGCTTGCTGAATTTAGACTCGCTTTGAGTTTTAGGTCTTTCAGTTTTGTTGATTTTAGCCATCAATTCCGAAAACAATTCTTCTCCTGTCATTTCTGAAAAATTTTGAAAATTTTGATATCCTTTTGTATTTTGCTCTAATTTTCTAGAATCAACATTATTTACCGTTAAATTAACTAAGGAATCCCAGATTTGTTCTCCGCTCATTCTTTCAAGCATGGGTCCTTGATAGAAATATGGTACTGCATTTTTGGATTGATTTTCGCTATCTGGACCAGCCACAATCCATTTTACTTCTACGGGCATAGACTGATCTTTATTGTCTTTGGGAATAATGTCTCTCACCACAGATTGGCGCTGAAAAGTTTTTGTATTATATAATATTCTAAGAAATTCCTTAAGGTCGTAATTTAATGCAACCATAACTTTTTCGAGGTGAAGTTGAAGTTTTGGATCCGTCGCTAATGTGTCATCAAACATATTGTCGATGGGTTCGATTAATGCTAGTCCAAAAACTTCTTTCCAGAGTCGGTTAACAATAACTGCTGTAAATCTTGGGTTTGAATCTGAGGCTAGCCAGTTTGCATAAATTTCTCTAGATCCTGATAGAGGAGCTTTTGTTTTAATGTCTATTTCTTCTCCAAAAATAGTTTTACCCATTAATGCTTGGTTTGGTTTTCCGTTGTCGTATTGATAATCTTTTGGAAGATTTATCTTTCCATTACCCATGCTAGTTAGTCCAGTTTGAAGAATGTCTTGTATGTCTCTCACTCCGTTTTGTAGTTGTCTTGATTTTTGCGGTGCATCATTATTTTCTAATTTGCGCCTTTCATCTCTAGCCAATCTGTTTAATATGGTTAAATTTTCTGGACTTTTGGTTCTTAAGTTGGTTGAGCCACTCGTAAAAGCTGCCATTTCGTAAAATTGCTTTTGAGTCCAGCGATCAAATGGATGATCGTGGCATTGGGCGCATTCTAAGCTCGTACCTAAAAATACTCTAACTGTATTTGCCATACTGTCTAATGGCATATTTACATCACGAGCAAAATAACTCACTCCCTCATTACCTTTAATCCATAGTGGGCCAGAAGAAGAAAGCATCTCTCTTACCCATTCATCATAAGGTTTGTTATTGGAGATGAAGTCTTTTACATAATTTTTATATGGAACGCCAGATATTCTATTGTTTAATCTATCTTTAATTCTTAATATATCTGCCCAAAAGTTAAACCAATGGCTTACATATCCTTCGCTACCTAATAATTGATCAATTAGCTGCGATCTTTTATTTTTATCTTTACTATTTAAAAAAGAATCTACTTCTGTTAAAGATGGAGTCCTGCCAATAACCTTTAAGTATGATCTGCGTAAAAATGTAGCGTCGTCAACTTCTTTATTTGGTCGAAGATTATATCCTCTAAGTTTTGTTTCAATCAAACTATCAATATAATTAGCATGAGTTTTTAAATCTTTATCTGATAAGGGTTTTTTGAATTTGGGTAGAGCTTTATGGCTTGGGGGGAAATTATTTTTAATATATGCTTGATTATCTTCTGTTAAAGAATCTATTGCTATTCTAAATAACTGTAAATCACTAGATCTTTTTATTAAAGCGTGAGTTGCATTCGCCTCAAGAATATCTCCTTTTAGATCTTTTCCGTTGTTAAAATAAAGCGTATCGCCGAAGCAATAGATTGATGATAAGAATAATAAAATTAGTTTTTTCATTGTAGGATTATAATATTTACAGAATATAATTACACAAAAAAGCCACCCATTTCTGGGTGGCCACATGGAACATTTATTAGATTTCTTAAAAAGAAAAGTTAAATGCTGCAGACAATAAATTTTCTCCATCCATAGATTCAGAGTCTACTCTCGCATATCCTATAGAGCCTTCAATAGAATCGGTTAGATTTTTTGAAAGAGTCGCGCCAACTTGATAGTAATCATTATTTTCAAGTCCATACCTATCTGAATTACCGACTGATCCGCCAATAGTTAAGTTTGCGAATTGCAAATCAAAACCGTGTGACATTCCTCCTTCGAAGACGTAGTTATTATCACTGGTATCTCTTTGAATTAATAGATAAGGAGATAATACAGTATTCAAGCTCAATCTCACAACTGCATCGAGTTGACTTTGACCACTCACAATCTCTTCATGCTCAAGGCCAACATAAGCTTTGAGTAAATCTGCAAATTCAGAAGAAGCTCCTACAGAAAAAACATAAACACTTTGTCCGTCAGAGAGTTCATCAAAAGAAGATGCCGAACCTTCAAGGGTTAGGCTTTCAATTTCTTGACTGTAACCGACTGAAGCAGAAAGACTTTCTTCTGTGAGTAAAGAGCCTTTATTGAATGTGTCGCTTTCATATCCAAGGGATACAGAGCCGGATCCAGCGTAAGCTGCGTTAATAAAAAGCGCCGTAATGGCGGTAATAGTAATTAATAATTTTTTCATAATTAAAGTAGGATTATATATTATATATCAATAATGTCAATCAATTTTTATTTTATTTATAGATTTTCCTTTTCTGCGAGGTATTTTGATTTCTAATATACCATTATTCATAGATGCAGATATTTTATCAGGATCTAATTCTGATGTAAGCTTAAATGTATTCTTAAATCCATCTTTAAAGATTTGTTGCTGAACATATTCTCCTTCGATAGATTCTTCTTTTGGGGTTTTATAAGAGACAGAGAGCTTTCCGTTGTCGCATTCGATGTTGATGTCTTCCTTGGGTATTCCTGGAGTTAGTAGTTCTATTACGGTTTCTTTTTCTCTCGCAAGAACATTAGCTTGAACTGGATAGTCGTCTAAATCATTAAAATAATCTGTTTCTTCAGGTAATGAGAAGTTAAGAAATAAATCATTTAATAGATTGTTCATTGTTGTTTTTGTTTTATTTGAATCTGGTCTATAATTTTTTTTGAAGTAATATGACATAATATGTATTTGTTAGGGGTTAAAGTATAATAAAATATATTTGCAAAAGTTATGCCAATTATTTTTTAAAAAGAAAATTTCTCCATTCAGCGCGCTCTTTTTGAAAGGGATGGAAGAAGGGATAAGGGTAGGAAGGCTTTAAGTCTTCGCCTCTATAGTTTTTGTATGGATATATCGCTGCCTTTTTGGAGTTGCATGGTTGGCAAGTTAGTGTGACATTATGACTCTCTTTTGTGCCACCTTTGCTTTTGGGATAAATATGTTCAATCGTAGTATCTTTTATTTCAAACTTATCTCCACAAATTTGACACCTTCCTTTATACCTTTTATATAAATATCTTAAATTTGGTTTCTCTTTTGTTTGGTAAACCCATTTAGCAGTGGTTAATAATATAGTTGGGACTGGATATAGTTTATTTGATGAAGATATAAATGGCTGGTTTTTATAGTAAGTAGCTCGCTCTTCGTCAATCCACTCTTCCCAGTATAGAGGCTCTCCTGATTGAGATAAAACTTTGATAGAAGAATTTTTATCAGATATTGATCCGCAAGATATCAGTTTTCGGATACCTTCTTTCGCTGTGGTAATATTAATTGGAGTCCAGAAGTGAGAGAGTATTAAAACAACTCTATCTTTTCCTTGTATGAGATCCAATATTATTATTTAGGTTTTTCGTGGGTATAGCCCATTTTTTTCATTTTAAGATGATCTTCTAAGGTTTTTGCTTTATAGCCTTTTCCTGTTTTTGGGTCATACATCATATGTGGTTCAAAATCTTCTTTAGCATAATCTTTTTTCATTTTTTTAGATTGAGCTTTTTTAATAGCTTCTTTTGAAGGATAATCTTTATCTCCTGGTTTTGCAGCTTTATAGTTTTTACCCATTCTTTTTTTCTTTTTTTGAATGTTTTCCCAAAGACCTGCGTCAGAAGTTCCTCCTTGTTTTTTAAGGATTGCATCTTGTAGGGGTTTAGGTAATTTTTTTTGCTTTTCAGTTAAACCAGCTTCTCCTTTTTCATATAAAGAGCTTTTCATTTTATCGTATTGTATAGCGCATGCAGCATATGTTTTATCTTTATCCATTCCAGCTGTATTTACTAAATCTTTATCATAACTTGCGCAATGATCCATAAATGGTTTTTTCATGTAATCTTCAGTAGCTTCAGAAGATTCTTCGGGCTCTTCCAAGTTTTCTTCTTCTCCTTTAGTTACTTTAGTAACACTTTTTTTACTCCACATTTTACAACTCCAATAACGAGCTTTTGTTTTTGGGCCAGGATTAGAACAGTTATGACGAGCTCTAAAGTTTTTGCGACGACCAGGGTCATCACGTTTTATTTCCATATTTGGGTCACCGAAATTCACTTTAACGACATTACCTTTTTCATTTTTAACATAAACAGAAAACTTTTTTGGCCCTTTTGGCGTTCTGAAAGGTTTGTTTAATTTTTTCCCTTTATTAACTTCTGCTGCCCAACTTTCTTCGCTAACATATTCTTCGAAACCTAATTCATCAACATCAATAAAAATTGTACTCCACATTTCATCTGTAAACTCTGGGTCTTCTTGTAGCTGATGATTATAAATATCTAACTTTGCTTGAATAAAATCTTCTTCTGTAAAAAAGTTTTCTTCTCTTATGCCATCATCGATAAGAACATTTGCAGAAGCTTTTGCGATATCTTGATCTGCTTTTCTGTACGAATCTTTAACTTTGCCTCCTCTAACCATTTTTAAGAATGTATTCACTCGAGCCATAGCCCATTGACCTCTACTTTTGCCTGGTCTATGGCTAGAAGAAAATGCTCCTGCGCCTCTGCGATAAACTTTCTTTAATTGAGAAAGGGTAACTTTTTTGCTGTATTTAGAATTATGTTCTTTTACCTTAGATTTTAGGGACTCTAGAACTTTTTCTGAAAAGGTTATTTTGCCACCTTTTTCTCCTGCGCTCCCTGGCTTATTTTTATCTGAGCCTTTGCGTTTTTCTGATTTTTTTGCGGGTGTTTGCGCTGAACTCTTTGGTCCAGGACGTTTAGCTGAGTGAGATTCATTTTCCATAGTTATTTATTACACAATAAATTGTAATCATTATCGTACATTTTTTGAACTAATTTTTTAAAATTTGTTTTTCTTTTCCAACCCAATTCTTTTTCAGCTAAAGATGGATCTCCGCATAGTTTATGAACTTCTGCTGGTCGATAAAATTTTCGATTAACTTCAAATAGTATTTCTTTGTTTTCTGTAAAATATTTTTCTTCTTCGTTCTTGCCTGATTTGATGTATTTAATACCGGAATAATTTAATGCTTCTTCGAGAAATTCTCTTACACTATGCATTTCGCCGCTTCCGAGTACATAATTTTTTGGACGATCTTGATTAAGCATTAACCAAACGCCGTCCATAAAATCCTCTGCGTCACTCCAGTCCCTTTTAGCTTCAATATTTCCTAAAGTAAGAGGTGTTATTTTTTGATTATTTTCTATTTGAGTTTTTATTTTTGCGATGCCATGAGTAATTTTTCTTGTGACGAAATCTAAGCCTCGCCTTTTTCCTTCGTGATTAAATAACCATCCTTGTATCGCATATAAGCCGTAAGACTCTCTGTAAACCCTTACGATATGCCTTGCGGCGCATTTTGCTGCTCCATAAGGAGATTGAGGAAGCAATGGATGGGATTCGTTTTGAGGAGAGAAAACAACGTCACCAAATTCTTCACTGCTTCCAGCATTATAAAACCTACAGTGAGGAGAGAACCTTCTGATTGATTCTAAAATATGTAGTACCGCATTAGAATCTGTTTCCCACGTTTGTATTGGATAATTCCAACTCCCAGCTACAAAAGATTGTGCGGCAAAGTTTATGAAAAAATCTGGCTGCAAATCAATCACTATATCACGAATACTATGCGCGTCATTTAAATCCATGTCAATTAGCTCAAATCGCGATTCATTTTCTAGATGTAAAATATTTTCATGGTTTTTAACGCTTAAGCGTCGAGCGGTGCCATATATTTTATAATTTGTATTTTTTAAAAGATAGTCAACCATGTGGCTGCCATCTTGACCTGTTACTCCTGTTACTATTATTTTTTTCATTTTTTGTAGTATTCTAATTTATTAAATTAATTATGAACAAATAATATTGAGGGGATTTTTATTACTTTCTGTTTATCGCAAAAAGTTAAACAATCTGAGAAATAATCCCAATCACCATTAAAGTTTTTATATTTAAATTTAACTTTCTTAACTATTTCGGTTTTTATAGCTGCGCTTCCCATGTCAATGGCTCCTTCTTTTAATCTACTAGTACACAAGCCATAAGGATATAATCTATCAAATTGTCCATTTCCTATGTGGTTGTGAACGCAGTCCCAAACAATAAAATCCGGGTCTTGAATGATTTGATTATTAATTAAAGAAATCCATTCCGGCACATAATAATTGTCGCAATTTGTGATTACTGTATATTCTGAATTTGATATACAATTATTTATTCCGAAATTTCTTAACGAGTGACCGTAATCATTGTACCTTTTATCTGTTGCAGATAAGAATATGCTTTCGTGATCCAGGTAACCATTTTCCTGCAAGTCTTTTTTGGTTTCCTCATATAAATCTCCTTTGCCGTCATGTATAATATGAAGTCTCCAATTATCAGATGATTGGGAGCGAATGCTGTCTACGAAGCATTTTAATTTGAAGCCATGATCGTAAGTTACGGCGATAATTTCTATAATTTTATCTCTTGGAGCAGATTGATTGAACGGAGTTAGAAATAACTCATTGCCTGGCAGATTGCCCCATTTTTCCATATATAATTTTTGTAATTTATGAAAATTTTTATTAATACTTGGATCGCCTCCATTGGGGGAAATTGTTGCGCTGTTAATAAAGGTATTTGGGTTGATGAAGCTATGCTCTATAATATTTTTATTCTTTAATTCTAATCGATATAAATAATCTCTGTCCTCGAAATAAGCTGGATAAAAAGCTTCGTCAAATCTAAATTCTTTAAAACATTTTTTTGTAACGCAAAAAGCAGACATTTCAAATTCACTTTGACATCTAATTAGGTCGAACGTTTGATTTTTAAAAAAGTTTTTTAATTCTTCTTCATGCAAATCTAAATAAACATCATCATTTAGAATTAAAGCATAGTCATGTTTTTCGAATATTTTATCGCAAAGATAATTCCATGATTTTGCGACTCCAAAATTTTCTAAAGCATTAAAGTAATTATAATTATTTTCTCGGGAGACAATGTTTTGATCACCATTATCTATTATATAGATATCTGTATTTGGGAATTGTTTGAAATATTTTTTTAAAGTTGGGTTTAACAAGTCCGACCTATTTAACGAAGGTATGCCTATGGCGAAATTATTTTTCATTTTAATTTAATTATTAAATTCGAAAGTTCTTTGCTGATTGGATTTGGCAAGGTTTTTTCTTCTATCTTAAAAAATCCCCATTCATCATGTTCGAAGGCATCTTTTGCTGAAGTAGAGGGAAAAATTAAGTTTTTTACTTCAAAAGAAAATAAAGAAAAATATTTATTTGGATGAATTTCAAAATCTCCGACAAACTCAAGGTCTTTTTTTGCAGAAATTCCTGTTTCCTCAAAAAATTCTCTTCCAGCTGCACTCTTGGGGGTTTCTTTTTTCTCTATCATTCCGCAAGGAACAGACCAGTAGCCTGTAAAATTTTGACAAACAAGACTTCTCCTTCCGAGTAAAACTAAGTTGCCAAATTTAACGGCGATGCCTGCGGCGATATAATTTTTATTGAAGGAAATCATCTATTTTTGCTTTGTTTTGCCAATGCGGGCAGCCCTCATAATTCATTTTCACTATTTCATCTCCTTCTTCAGGCTCGAGTTCGTGTTTGCAGTCAATGAATGCACTTTTTTTGATTTTACCTTCAACATCTTTTAATGCATAATATTCCATAGGTTTTCTATATGGACAAATAAAAGCTTTAATTGGTTCCCCATTCTTGTCTAAAATAGGCTTTCCTTTTGACATTTTATAACCATCTTTTCCGCAAGCCAGTGGACCTCCGAAGGTTCCATCTCTTGGGAAGTCTTGCTTAGCCGCAAGGTTACTAATTGCAGTGGCCTCATTGAAATTATCTAAATATTCTTGAAACTGTGTTAATTGATACTCAAATCCTTCAAGCTCTTCTGGAGTTATTTTATCCATGCGCAAATAACCTTTTCCGTAATTACCCAAAAGATCTTTATCTAGGTCAAATCTCAAAAATAAAAACTCGCTCTGGGGGTCTGTTTCTGGCATAAGGTGTTTTACCGCTAAGCAATATATTAAGTTCTGTAAATTATCTGTTACCTCTTTACCTTTAAAAACTGACTTGCTACTTTTAAAATCTCGAATAATGACCGAATTGTCTTTATATACAAAAAGTTTATCTATATATCCACGAATTGCATATCTAATACCTTGTTCTTCTTTGTGTATTTCTAAATCAAAAAATTGTTCCGACTCTGCTTTCACAGGCTTTTCTTCGCTATCTCCAAAGAAATCACATCGTAGGCCGTTAACTATCATTTCGTCAATAAGTTTAAGATTTTCTGAATCATTAACAGAAAGCTCTTGAGCTTCTTTTTTTACCTGTGCCGCAACGACTTCCGTATTCCAGATGGTTCCCTCTTTTACTATTTTATTAAATTCTCTTTTATGTTTATCGCCTAATAGCTCAAATACATTATGACAAATAGTTCCTCGACTTGACCCGTCATTTCCAGAATCTGGAAGCTTGAGCTTGTAATTGCACCAATAAGTCCAACTGCAGGTTTGTGCAGTTTTTATTCTACTTGCGGATAATTTTGTTAACTCACTCATTGTCTATAATTTTTTTATTTTTTAATAAAGTTTTAGGCAATGATTTATATATTTCATTTATTTTATCTAAGATGAAAGATCTTTGTTTTTCTGGCTCTGTAGATAATAACTTATTCTTCCACGAATTAAAGTCTTCATCGGTCATTTCTCCGAAATCTTTTTTATTCGGCAAGCATATTGAGATTTGATCGGGATTATAATAGTTTAGTAATTTTAAGTAATTTTTTATACTTGCATTAAGACCTCTGTTTTCTCTAGAGCTAAAATCATTGTTCAAAGATATAAAAATCTTTTGGGGGTTTAAAGATAAGGTCGAGCAGACAAGCTTGGAGGATATATCTAACCCGAATGTTACTAAAACATTTTTGTGGTCATGCTCATGTAAATTAAGCATATCTCCAATACTCTCTACAAAAATAACTGACTGATTTTCTTCAATTGAAGCTCTTGTTTCTTCATTTACATACAGTGGGTATACCCAGCTTTTTTTCCTACCAATATGTTTCCATTTCGGCCTATCCGAAGATTGTATCATGTCTCTTCCGGAAAAGCCGTGTATCTGCTTATGTTCGTTATATATAGGGAAAACAAACCTTTTATTTAGCTTTCCCGTTGTTGCTAATCCACCTTTTAGGTTTTGTAGGCTTTTAGTTGATATACCTTTGTCATTATAAAACTTATAATGAGGCAGTAATCTTTCAAGACAGTTATCTTCGTATATTTCTTCCATTTCTAATTTTTCTGAAAATGTTACTTTATTATAATTTGATCCAATATCTTCTTCGTTAATATATTGTTTGATTTGACTTGGGTCATTTGTTCCTAAGGTGATTTCCACCAGCCTTTTGAAGGGAGAAAAAGAACTGTTCTGAACATGGTCTTTCCATACGCCTGTGTTCTTGTAGATTTGAATGGCGGTTTTGTTATCCCCATTTCTGAATACAGCATTAGTTTGCCAATACGAGCCTCTATCTGCAAGTTTATAGCCCAGGCTTATTAGTGATTCTTTGATTTTTTCTGGAGACACCATTAAATGTTTGGAAGTTCTTCTGCAAATCCTTCAAGCGCTCCTACGCCTTCAGAATCCATATGATCGACTAAATCTTGAAGATCACCTCTTTCTTCTAGAGCGAAATTTTCCATATGTAAGTTAATGTAGTTTTTTCTTTTACTTCCGTCTGGCATCTCCACGGGTTGGAGCGCTCTGTGTACGTCTTTTCCCAGCCATCGATACTTAAGACAAATAAGTTTGTGTGTGCCAAAATTTTCTGGTTCAGATTGAATCTCGTCCATTGTCTTTTGTCTTAAAAGAAAAAGGTGCGAACAAAATTGAGTAATTTGGTCAGAAAGAGAGACTATGCTTTCATCGTCAACCACATTTTCAGCGCTTCGATTATTTGTTATTCCAAGCCTATTACTTTGCACGCTGGTAAGCATAGCTACTGCGGGGACATCATTAAAACATAATTCTTTTTGGATTAGTTGTTTGAATTTATCAACCATTCTTCCTACTGTTTCCCAAGAGCTGGCGCCATTTTGTCTTTCGTATGTGGTCTTAATATAATCGAAGCTAAAAATCATTTTATTTCCTCGACCTATTTCTGAAAAGTAAAATCTTCTTATAATATTTAGCATGCTATCTATGCTATGCCCTGCTACATTATAATAGTAGAACTTGAAGTTTTTGATTTTATTCCAAGTACTTCTAACCTTACTTATAATCTCATCACCAGCCTGTCTCCAGCGACCTGTTTCAAGTAAATGCATTGGAACTCCTGAGAGAGCAGAGCACTGTCTTATGATCAACTCTTCCTTACTCATCTCTCCATTATCAAAATGCAATACCGGCACATGGTTATTCATCTCAGAAACTTTCGTGCAGAAGTCCATACAGAACTGCGTTTTTCCTACTCCTGCTCTTGCCACAACAACCGTTATGTTTCCTGGGCGAAGTAAAGAGCCATAAAGATCATTTACTCTTTGATGGGGCCCCATCAAGCCAAACTCATCAATAGGATTGTTTCCTCTCTCCTCAATAAAGTCTTCCATTTCATCGAATAAATTCTCAGGCTTGTTTGAGCCCATTTCGTATAGATTTATTTTATCATTATATATTTTGTCTGCTTGACTCACAATGTCATCAAATGAAGCATTAGCTGACAAGGATTTCATGCTTTTTGCTACATCTAGTGAAGAGTTGTGAATCTCTCTTCTGACGGTAATTTTTTTCAACTCTTGAGCAGCCTTCAATACTCCATCTTTCGAGATTTGCCTAAGGGATAACGCTTTGATGTAGTCGGAAATATTTATATTATCTTCAAAGGATATATTTAATGATTGCACCCTTTGCGTAAGAATCACTTCGTCTAGCGCATCTCCTTTTTCAAGGCTTTGCCTTAGCACAGAAAATATCGTTTTATTTACAATAGTGTTCTGGTCAAAAAAATCTGAAGCGTCTATAAACGAAGCAATTAATGGATAAGTTTGTGGGTGCTTTATTAGTCCCGCGATTAAGTGTTGTTCTAATTCATATGAGTATACCATATTCGTATGGTATCACACAAGAGAAATAAAGTCAAGGAGTTTCTTCGTCTCCTAAGTCAGGTGGAAGATTGAGTTCTATATTTTGTGCGGAAATTTGATCCAAATACTCTTCTAAAGCTTTTCTTAATCCCATTTCTATTATTGGTGAATTAGCTTTAGTTATTATAGCTGGCAAACCTTCTTGATTTACGTAAGACAATATAAAGCCACTGTCTCCCCCGTTTGATCCAGAGAATTCAAATAATTGACTAATAATATTTTCTGGCAAATTAAATTTTGATAAATTATCTGGATCGATAAAGTCGTCGCTCATATTATATTATACACCAACTATAAATTAACACCAAAACTTTTAAAAAGTTTTTCGTCTACAACATCTCCATCGTAAATTTCTATAAGCTGTATTTTATTGATTTCACAAAACTTTAATTTATCTCTATCTCTCTGCAGTTGATTGATATAATTAATTTTATTTTTGCCGTGAAAAAAAGGAACGTATTTTGTATGTTGTTTACCTTGTACCTCTACTGCTATTTTTTTATTGGCGTTATAAAAGTCCAAAGAAAGTTTTGTGCCTGCGACAGGGAATTCTTCAAAGACGATGTGGTTTTTCCAATATTTATAAAGAAATTTTTTTACATTAAACTGTATTTTACTTCGGCTTGATCCTTCCCAATCTATCAAATAATTTTTAGCTTTTTTAACCGCCCTGTCTGCTCCGCTTAAAGTCTTAAAGCGCATTGGTTAAATTTTTAAAATCTTCATAGAGAAAATCCGAAAGCTTTTCATTTTCTTCTAAAAAGTCAATCAACCTTTGTTCTCCTTGAAATTTCTCGTTAATCTCTAGTTTTTTGTCAGAAAGTTCCTGAATAAGGTCTTGGGATACAGAAATCCAAGCTCCTTTCTTTTCTATTAAGTTAAATAGATATAACATGTCTAAAATTTCCCTAGCTCTCCAAACGGACTTGCCGTTTTTTTGCCCGTATTTAATGGGGTATCTTACTGTGGAACCTGTTTTTTCGTTTACGCTTTTTCTGAATTTTATTTTGCAGTAATGCCCGATAGGCTCACCTTTATCATCTAATTTTGTGGCTGTGGGATTTTTGAAGATTAAGTCCGAGTTATATCTTTCTTCAAACTCAAGAATGAAGTTGGCATAATGTTTGATTGCATTGCCACCAGCTTGCTTTACCCTTGGACCTCCTCTGGCTGCATATGGGTTTGTTGCGACTTCTACGCGAACTTGGCTGGTTAAGATCATTGTGTGACCCATTTTTGTAATTGGTAAAACCATTTTTTTTAAAAAGACAGAAGTAATTAGTGCTCCGCCCGCTACTTGCTCTGACTCTGCGAAAGGTTTATCTATGTCTCCAACTCTACATAAGGCATCAACGCTATCAACAATAAACATATATTTTTTATCATTTTCATTATTAAATACAAGCTCTCTAATTAGCTCAAAAACTTTTTCAAATATATTGCAGTCAAAGCAAAAGAATTTTTCAGGATCAGTATCTATTCCTGATCTTTCAATCATTTCTGGACTAAATCTACCTTCGCTTTTTATGTATATAATCATACCTTTTTTTCCGAAATGTTTCTGGAAGTTTCTTGCAAATGCCATTGCGCAACTAGTTTTACCTCCTTCGTTAATCCCTGTAAATCTGTGTGCGCCGCTCGGTAGTCCTCCGCCTAATGCGATATCAAGATTAAGGCTGCCGCTTGAAATTTTGTAATCTTCAGATTCGTGAAAATTGTAGTGGTATTTTTGATTATCTTTGTCAGATAAAAATTTTGCTATTTGATCTGTGGTTTGAATGTCTTTAGTTTTGCTCATCTATAAATTGTCGTATGGTTTTACTTTTTTTCGAGATAATTTTATCTTTACCCCTTTTTTCCCCAAGAGGAATTTCTATTTTTTCGGGGATGACATAATTAAATTCAGTATATAGTTTTTTTAGTTTAGCGAGCCCGTATTCGGATCGTAAAATCGCAAGCGATTGTACTTTTTCGAAGTTAACTTTTTCCCAGAAGTCTTGCTTGGGAAAAATTTCGATTAAGTCATTAAGGAGTTTCATTTCCCTAGCCCAAAACACTCGCTTTTGCTTGCTTGGTTCAATTACTAATTTTTTAATTAAATTTCGCTTATTTAGCTTTGCCACCTAATCATGATAATCAATTTTGAATTAAGAGTCAAGAATAAAATTGTAATTGGGAGAAATTTGTTTAAATTGTTTGTTGCTAATTGTCGGGCTAATTAGCTTGTTTATTTTTTGTTCAAAAAGTTTTTTGATGTTAGAGATTTCTTTATCTTTGCATTGCATATCTATTTCGAGAAATATATTCGAGTAAGTGATGATTTCTTGTTTTGTTAAGTCTCTGGGTTGAATTAGTTCGTGAGACCCTCCTAAGGAAGAATTTGCTTCTAGTTTAAAATTAATTCCGTCTTTCGAGCTTACTTTTATTATTCTTGTTTTTTGTTTTTTTATAAATAAATTTTCTTCTAGAAGTTTATTTTTTGTGTCTAACAGTTCGTTTAGCTTTTGCTTCAGCCTTTCGCTTGGGTCAGGAAGTTTTCTGTTTTTTAACTCTTTATTTTCAGAGTTTAATCTATTATTTAAAAAATCTAATTCTGTTAATTTTAATTTTAAATCTCTCACCTCTATTTCGAAAGATTCTGATTTGACTCTTAATTTTGAAATATCTTCTTTTAATTTTTTATTTTTAGATAAAAGCTCTTTATTTTCATTCTCCATTAACGAAGCTTTTAGTTTTATTTTCTCGAACTGTTCTATGTTTAAGCAGATTTCTGATTTTAACTCTTCTATTTTTTCTTTATTTTGTTTATGGTTCCCTAGTACGGTTTTTATTTCTTTTGCGCTTTTAATTGTTTCGTCTGCTCGGTTGAGTAGGTTTTGTTTTTTTATTTTGATTTCTTCAATTTCTTTTTCTGCGCAGGCTTTTTGCTGCATAAGCTCTTCAAGATCTTCTGTTATCTGGGATGTATCTTCTTTTTTGAGAAGCTCTTTCTGGGACTCTATTTTGAGTTTGCGTAGAACCTCTTTATTTTGAGATATTTCTTCTTGATATTTTTTCGCTTGATTTTCTTTTAACTCTATTATTTTTAATTCTTGATCTAAGTCTTTTTTTCTTTCAGAAATTTCAATTTCTTCGCTCTCAATCGCTTTTCTTTGAGCTTCTACTTCCGCGATTTTTTCAAGAATAATTGTATCGTCTGCCATTGCTTTCGGGAATTTTTTACTTAAGCTAATGTGTGCGGCTAGAACTAATAATACTGCAAGCGGGTCAAAAACAAAAATAAGTATGATAATTACTATCCTTACAGCCTTACCTATGTCGAACTCCATACCTGTGAAATCAGCTATTAACTCTGCAACATATTTCACCGGCCCGACTTCCGCTTCTAGCTGTCTCGACCCATCATCGAGATCAAATTTTTGCCTCTCGAGTTCATCTATTCTGTTTAGGGCTTCAGCTATATTTTGGTTTAATTTTTCAATTTTTAAATCTACATCTTCTGGACTTTCGAATCCAATAGATTGATAATCTTGTATTCTTTTTCTAATTTCAGAAATTAATGTAGATGTTTCGTTTCTATACTTAGATATGCGCGACTCTATTTCATTTTTCTTTTTACTCAAGCCCTCTCTTTCCTTCGCTTGTTCTGTAGTTATCTGTTCTAAGTCTTTTTTCTTACTAGAAAAGAGCCCTCCGGATTTATTTTTAACTGCATTTAACTCTTCATTTAATTTATCTATTCTAGATTGAATTGGTAACAACATTTTGTTATCAAGCTCTATGTCTTTTTCAAGTTGTTTGGTTAGTTGTTCAATTTTTTTCTGCTCTAAATCTATATTTTCTGAACTTTTGTTTGATAGGTTTTGATTCTTCTGTTCGCTTTGAGTGATGAGGTCTTTTTGTCTCTGAATGTACTCTTGCTCTCTATTGATTTTTGTTTCAACTTGTTCTACTAGAGCTTTAGCTTTCACACTATTTTGTTCATGTTCTATATGAGACTTAGATAAAAAGCCAAATATACCCATGCTTGTAATACCCATTAAGACTAAAATTGCAGAAAATAAATATATTTTTAACGAGGTGGGGGCGGATTTCCAGTTTTTATGAAGCCAGATTGCGGCAACAATTTTTCCAATTTCTAAGGCTGCTCCCATAGCTATTACGGCTTCTATGGAGCCTGGGAAAATAGTTGCAAGGCCAATTATGCTGAAGTAGGCCGCAATTACAGAAATGCTGAGCGCGGATAATAAAGTTAGTAAGGCAAAAATCATAATATTTTATAATTTGAATTTGGTGATTGTTTTTTGTTTTCCGAATCTATTGTTGATATGTTTGGTCTGTTTGAATTTGCGTAATGCCCGCCATTATCATTCGCGTAATAATCTCTATCACCTTTGTTTGCGGCAGGATTTATTTCAGACTGAGAAGGATAATCGTTTTCCGAGGGCGTGCTGTCTCGATTGTCATTACCGTATCGAAAATTCGGGTCATGTGTATGATTGCTCATATTACGGTATACACTACTCTTCTGCTATGTCTGACATTTTTACTGTAATTATTTGACCATTGTCTAATTTTATTGTTGCAAATATAGCTCCATCGTCCGGACCGCCAATTTCTTCGTATTCACTGGTTACCTCTCCAGTGAATTCGTTTCCGTTGACTTTTACAATACATATTTTTTTAGGTTTGTCTGACATGTAGTTTGTTACACAATATTAAATATATGAAATGTTGAAAGTTAACTTTATACTTTTATTAGACTTTACTTTAACTTTTGTGTACCATAAATGATGAGCAAAAGAAAATACGTAAAACGTTCTGATTATTGGAAAAAATTTGACAAAGCTTCTTCGGGTAATTTAAATGACTTTTTACAAAAAGATATTGTTTCTCCGTCTTCTGCGGGAGAGCCATATTATATAGAGTCTTTTGCTGATTATAGTAGAACTCAATCTTCTTCTGGTGAATTTGCTTCAAGAAGGAATAAAGCTCATAAGTCAGATAAAAAGTTTAGATTTTCAAATATATCCGGAGGAATGCTTCCGTATGTTTATGGCAGTGATGGAGTTAATGTAAGAGATACTATAGAATTATGTCAAAAGGCATACGCAAATATTGCTGTATTTAGGAACGCGATTGATGTTATGTCAGAGTTTGCAAATTCAAGTATTTACTTAGAAGGTGGAACTCAAAACTCTCGAGATTTTGTCTATAAATGGTTTGAGAGAATTAATTTATGGAATTTAAAAGATCAGTACTTCAGAGAATATTATAGGAGTGGTAATATATTTTTATATCGAGTCGACGGAAGCTTTTCTAAATCTGATTTTGATAAGTTGACAAAAATTTACGGATCCTCTTTAGCTCTAAAGCCTGGTAAATTGCCTGTTAAATATATTTTATTAAATCCTTATGATATTGTTGCGACAAAAGGGTCTTCGTTTGAAACAGGGTTGTATGAAAAAATATTATCTGAATATGATATTGAGAGATTAAAAAACCCAAAAACTGAATATGATCAACAAGTATATGAAGCTTTAGATGTTGATACTAAAGAAAAAATAAAGAATGGTAAATATAATTCAGATGGCATAAGAATAAAATTAGATCCAGGTCATTTAGTATATTCATTTTATAAAAAACAAGATTATGAGCCTTTCGCCGTTCCTTTTGGTTATCCAGTTTTGGATGACATTAATTTTAAATTAGAATTAAAACAAATTGATCAAGCTATATGTAGAACAATTGAAAATGTAATTCTTCTCATCACCATGGGCGCGGAGCCAGATAAAGGTGGCATTAATCCTCGCAACATGGAGGCTATGCAGAATTTATTTAAAAATGAAAGCGTTGGACGCGTTCTTGTTAGTGATTATACTACGAAAGCTCAGTTTGTGATACCTGATATCGGTAAGGTTGTGGGCCCTGCAAAATATGAAGTTATTAATAACGATATTAAGGATGGTTTACAGAATGTTATTATTGGCGACGAAAGATATAGTAATACTCAAGTAAAAGCTAAAATATTTCTTGAAAGACTAGAAGAGTCCAGAAACGCATTTATTTATGATTTTCTACAGCCCCAAGTAAAAATGATTTGTCAAAATTTAGGCTTTAGGAAGTACCCTACCGTTAAGTTTGAACAAACGGATATTAAAGATGAAGTACAGCTCCAGAGAGTTGCTACTCGATTAATGGAGCTTGGTATAATTACCCCTGAGCAAGGAATGCATGTTTTAGAAAAAGGTACATATCCTAAAGCAGAAGAGATGTCCCCTTCTCAGGAGAAATATATTGAACAGAGAAAAAAGGGCATGTATAACCCTATTGTCGGAGGAGTTCCGATGGTATCTACTGAATTAGGAGATGCGACGGATAATATAAAGCCTAAACAAGAGGTTGGTAGGCCTATTGGTACTTCTGGTATTCCCCAGCAAAACAAAAGCGAAAGTCGAGAACTATTTTCTAGAAAAGATTTGCAAGAAATTATTTATGCAACAGAAGAGTTAAGGAACGAAGGTTATAAGCAAATGCGAAAAAAGCTTAACAAGAAAAAGCTTAAGAAAAGTGAATCTGATATGATTGACGAACTTTGCGAGTCAATAGTTTTATCTTCTGATCAAAAAGAATGGAGCCAAAAGATTCAAGATTGTATATCTAATCCTGAAATAATAGAGTCTTTGGATGTTTTTAATAAAATACAAGAATTGTCTGTCGAGCATAATTTAGATTTATATTCTTCAGCTATTCTATTTCATAGTAATAAAAGGAGCTAAGAATGGGAGCGTTCGAAACTTTTGTTAATGCCAACTTAGGTATACGGAAGCCTTTAATTACTGACTCTGGTCATCCTTCTGGCAGCGCAAAAGCTGCGGGAGTAGTCGGCTCTCATTATATAGATTCTGATACAAATTTTATATATGAAAAGACAGGAGAAAACAATTCTGCAGATTGGGTTAAAATACGAAGTCTGGGAGAAACTGTGCAAGATGTTGTAAGTAACGAAAGACCTTTTTCTGCATCCCTTGACCTGCCGACTGGAGTTGATACATTATCTTACAGTTATCAATCTATTGGGGACAACACTAATTACAACTCCCCCCCTCAAGTTATAGCTTCAATGAGACTGGGGGAAGATTCAGAATTTTTTTACGCATACTCAACATACAATGTTAGTACTACTGGATTTTACATAGCATTTTCAGATCAAATATCAGAAACAGGCAATCATTTAGATATTTCTATTCATAAAGACTAAATGATAGTGTATAAAACTAAGAAAAGTTAAACTTTAGGTAAAATGGCAATTAATCAATTATATTTAATTAAAAGTGGAGAAAATTCATTTGTTGAGGAAACAGGGACAATTATTAGTATTAGTGGGGGGCAGGTTGGTATAGGAACAAGTGCTCCTGAATCATATCTCCATATTACTGGAAGCACTCAGATCGATGGCGACTTAACTGTTAAGGGTAATTTTTCTACAGTTAATGAAACAACTGTGCAGATTGATGACAAAAATATTGAATTAGGTGTTGGATCAAATTCTGATATGCTGTCCAATGGAGGAGGTATAACCCTAAAAGGCTTTACCGATAAAACTATTACTTGGTTAAACTATAATGACGCATGGAATTTTAATACAAATATTTACGTAGATGGTAGCGGTAATTTCGCCTCAGGGGTTAATATAGAGGGGGAAGCTGTTTTTAATTCGGACTTGAATGTAAGCGGTAACGGTAATTTCGCCTCAGGGGTTAATATAGAGGGAGAAGCTGTTTTTAATTCGGACTTGAATGTAAGCGGTAACGGTAATTTCGCCTCAGGGGTTAATATAGAGGGAGAAGCTGTTTTTAATTCGGACTTGAATGTAAGCGGTAACGGTAATTTCGCCTCAG